TCAGATCAGGCCGGCGGCGCGAAGATCCTTGACCGCCCGCTCGCTCAGGGCGCGGATCTGCTCGGACGTCAGGCCGTCGGTAGTGGCAACGACGGCCAGCTGGATGACGCCACGAGCTTCGGCGTCGTGCGCCTCGGGCGGGAGCTCAGAGACGACAGTCCCGCGCTCCGCCTTCGATGGGTCGACGGGCACGGGTGCGCCGCCTTCAAGGATGGCGATGCAGCTTCCGGGGGCCCACTGGAGGAGGCCGTCGATCTTGACGTAGTTCGTCTCGCGGATTGCTTCGCCTTTTTCGACCCGCTGCCAGGTGCCCTTCGAGGTGCCTCCGGCCTTGGCATTGAGGTCGTTCAGGGCGAGCCCGAGTTCCCGGCGGCGCTTGCGCGCAGCGATAGCAAGACGGTCGAGGTCACTGGGTGCCATGCCCCCATCTTGGCAGGACTCGGCGGGACCAGCCAGGACTGGACCAGATGTTGGCCACAAGTCGACACCGAATCTCCGCAGGTCAAGGGCATGTAGGGCTATCTCAGTTCCAGATCGGGGTAATCAATGGGCAACTGTGTCTAGACAAGGTGGGCAACTGTGGGTAAGTTCAATGCATGCACCAACCCCCAACCACCTTCGAAGTGGAGGGGGCGGCGATATGTACCAAGCGCATGCAAGCGGGGTTCTCAGTGAGGCAACTCGCTGAGCAGGTCGGCTGCAGTGACAGCTACCTGCGAAAGCTCGAACGAGGCACCCGCAACCACATGGGCCCGCAGTTGTACGTCCGCCTCCGCACCGCACTCCATGCGACCGATGACGACCTCCTTGGACTCCCCAGGAGCGACTGAAAGGAACAACGTGACGACCACCCGGTCCCCTGACACTGACACCGACATCAACGGCGCGAATACGCCGAAGAAGCCGGAAGACCTGAATGCGCTCGTCTTCGACCTCCGCGAGATGGCATGGCTGCTCAAGTGCAGCGTCAAGACAGTGAGGCGGCGCGTCGCCGAAGGCTACCCGCACACCAGGAAGGGACCTCGCTCCCCGATCAAGGTGAACCGGGACGACCTGCCGTACTGGCTGGAGGCCGACCGAATCGGCCCCCCGCTCAACCGAAGCAAGCGCCGGCCGAGTCGCGCCGCCTAGCTGCGGCTATGCGGCCCCGACCGCCGGGCCTTACACCGCCGGCCGAGGCCTACGAGATCCACCCGAATCTCCTGCACCTACATGCAAGAGGAAGAGGACCCCATGTCCCACATCATGCCCGCCTCGTCGGGCGACACCAACCCCACCGCCGAATTGCGCGCCGACATGCTGGCCGAGGCCGACGAGACTCTCGACTGGCTGATGGGCCTCGGCACCAGGGACCGCAACACGATGGCGGGCCTGCTGGAGAACGCCGCGTCCGGCTGGATCCACGAGCTGCACGACGACGACTGCGACGACGACGCCTGCACCGGCTGCGCCGACGCCGAGGTCGGTGAGTCGCGATGACCACGACGCCTCGCCGTATCGCTGACCTGGATCGCCCGCTCGTCGAGCTGGAAGCCGCTGCCCGTACTGCGCCGCGGCCCCCGTACACGCCGTCGCCGGAGGAGCTGGCTCGTCGGGCCGCCGCTGCCGAAGAGCTGGCCGCTGCCGCAGCAGTGCGCGGCCTGTCGCCCGAGGAGTACATCCGGCTCGGCACCCGCGCCGTCGAGGGGCACCTGCTCCACCACGCCGACCCGGCCGACACGACCCGCCCGTTCCCCGACCTGTCCAAGGGCATCCCGGCCCGACTCCTCGACGGAGGCCAGTCGTGAGCGCCCCGACGGAGCCGCGACCTGCGGCAGACGTGGTGCAGGACGCGCTCGCTCGTGCCGACTTCGCCTTCCAGGAGCTGTTCGGCCCGCCCGACCTGTGGTCGGAGGCCGTACTCACCGAATACCGGCTGGATCAGCACATCGCCCGTAGGCGGGCCACGAACTGGGGGGAGGCGGCATGAGCGTCGATGAGGGCACCTGGATCCGCCGAATGAAGCCGGAGGCCGAAGCGGAGCTGATCCGACAGCTCGCCCAGAGGCGCACCGACAACGCGATCGGTCACCGGCCTAGCTGGTGCAGCTGCGACGTATGCCGCATCGAGTGGGCGGCTGTCCGCCGCCAGGTCCGCGCGTACAAGCAAGCCGCGAGGGCGGCGTGATGGCCCGCACCGAGATCGTGACGTCAGTCTTTCTGTCCGACGTGCCGCCTGGACCTGAGGTACCGGACCGCACCGTCGACCCCGACTTCGCGGCCACGGTCGCCGCCGGCTACGTCGAGTCGGACTCCGAGTTCGCCGTCCGCATCGGGGGCCAGCCGTGACCCTCCGCCGCGCCGCTGTCCTGGACGCCCTCGCGGCCCTCGCATCCATCGCGCTCATGCTCCTCGGGCGCCGCATCCACCGAGGAGGACCCCGTGCCTGACCTGTACCCCGTGATCGTCGAGACGCGCGAACGCCATGTCGTCTGGGAAACGGCTGACAGCCTCGAGGACGCGATCGCCCACCTCTCCAAGGACTCCGAGATCTACCTGAGCCTGAGCTCGTCGACGCTGTTGGAGAACGGGCTGGACCTGTACGTCGAAGCTCCGAGTGAGTGGGAGTGGGACGACCTGGTGGACCTGCGACCCGAGGCGGCGGCGCTACGACCGGCAGAAGAGGAGGCCTCCGATGGCCACTGACCGACTCGCCGAGATCGCCGAGTCCCACCCGGGCGACTGGTACAGCGGCGAGTGGCGTACCGAGTACGTCGAAGGAAGGTCCGACGAGCCCAGCTGCTACGTCGTGAAGCACCAGGAGTCCGGCACGGTTCTCGCGGAACTCCCGGACTGGGCGGGACCGATCGCCCTGTTCATCGCGGACGCTCACGACGCCGTCCCCGAACTCGTCGCGGAGGTGCGCAGCCTCAACGACGAGACGAGCAAGCTGGCCAACATCATCGCTGGCACCGGCCTCGCCCTGTGGGAAGAGGAGCGGGACACCGCCCGCCTGCGACTGGCCTGGCAGTCCGCCCGGCAGCGCGCCGCCGCTTACGGCGAGGGCATTCTCCGCGTCGTCAGGGACCGCGAGGCGTGGGAGGGGTGGACCAAGTCCGCCGAGGCCGAGGTGGTCCGGCTTCGGACCGTGCTCGCCGAACGCGACGAGCAGATCGCCTACCTCATCGCGGCCGAGCCCACCCTCGACGACGACCAGCCGGGGGCCCCGCAGTGAGCGACGAACTGACCCGCCTGCAGGCCAAGCTCGAGAAGTACGTCGGCAAGGAGCCGACTCTCCGCGAGGAGATGGCCTACCTGAACCGCTGCCTGAACGCTGTGTTCGAGGTGTGCAGGGAAGCGGAGAAGCAGGCCACTCGCTGGGAGAACCCACTGCCCGTACCGGAATGGGTGTCCATGGTCCGCAAGGCCGCTGCTGGTGAGCGGGAGGACCAGCCCGATGACAGGCGCCGCCGGCTCTACCTCGACGGCGAAGGCAGCGTCTGGGTCGACGGCAGCGTCACCAGCGACGGGACCCAATGGATCGGGTACGTCCACCCCTCGGGCGGCCAGTCGACCCTCGACGAAGTTCGTGCCCGGACCGGCGAGCTGCACGAGATCGGCAGGACGTGGTGAGCCTCCTTCACATATCCCGCCCGCGTGGCCAGCACCGGGCGATCGACCGGGTCGCCGTGCTGGAGCAGCAGCTGGCGGAGGCGAAGGCCCGGGCGTCCGTCCTGCAGTACCGGCTCACCATGGCCACCGCCGAACGGGACGACTTGATCGCGAAGGCCAACCGGCTCCGGGAGGAACTTGCCCGGGCGGTCGAGGCCACGCGACAGAACACCGCCGCCGTCTCGTCGCTGGCCGCGCACCCGGCTGTCGTCGAGACCCAGCCGATCCCGGTCCTGCCGCTGCACCTCTCGCCGCTCGCTGGCCCCAGCCCGAGCCACGTGCCGGGGAGGCAGTGATGGCCGACGAATGGAACGCCTTCGAGCGACTGCGGCACGCGGTACTGACTGAGGTTCCGTCTCTGATGGGCGACGGCACATGGTGCCTAGCGGAGGCGGGGCGCGTGATGAAGGACGCCCCCGATCACCGCAGGCAGCTCAGCTTCATCCAGAAGCAGCTCGACCGACTGGTCCTCAAGGGCCTGTTGCGGGAGGAACGCGGCGTGTATGTGCCCGTCAAGCCGGTGAATCGTCCGGCAGCCGCCTAGAGACCGCCGGGCCGGCGGATGACACCGGCCCCCGAGCCCGGCCCCCAACCACCAGCCCCGGACGGGTGCACGCCGCCCGCCCGCGGCCCGTCACACCCTGAAAGCGAGTGCCATGAGCACCGAACTCGTCAAAGCCCAGCTGCCCGCCCCAGGCAGCATGGCCCTGTCGCTCAGCAGCATGAGCCCCCGCGAAGCATGGCTCTTCTGCGAGTCCCTCGCCGCCACCCCCCTCCTCCCGGACGCCTACCGCAAGCAGCCGGCGAGCGTGCTGTGGGCGATGGAGTACGGCCGCGCGCTCGGCCTCGACGTGGTCACCACCATCACGACCATCCACGTCATCAAGGGGAAGCCCTCCCAGTCCGCCGACCTCATGCTGTCCCGGGCACGAACCGCGGGCCACAAGGTCCGGATCAGTCCCAGCAGCACGTCGTGCGTCGTCAGCATCTGGCGCTCCGACGACCCCGAGTTCGAGAACCGCGTCGAATGGACCCTGGACGACGCCGTCACCGCCCGGCTGTGCGAACTCCGCGACGGTCGCCCATACTCCCGCAGCAAGCAGAACGAGCCTCAGTCCTGGGAGAAGTACCCGAGGGCCATGCTCCGGGCGCGAGCCATCGCGGAGTGCGTGCGTCTCGCCTGCCCCGAGGTGCTACACGGGGCGATCTACACCCCCGAAGAGCTCGGCGCCCGCGTCGACTCCGAAGGGCTGCCGATGGAAGCTGAGGTACAGCAGCTGCGGGTCGTCCGGCAGGGGGAGCCCGACCCGTGGGCCACCCCGGCAGCAACGATCCAGGCTGCCGTCGCCGACGTGCCCGCCGAGTCGCTGACCCCTGGGGGCCGTGACTACCTGCACGAAGCGATGAAGGCCGCCGACGCGGCGACCGTCCGACTGATCTGGAAGGACGCTCAGACCGAGGGCGCCCGCCCCGAGTACCTCGCCCAGATTGCCGAGGTGGGCAAATCCAAGGCGGCTGCACCCGCCACGACGCCGACCGACACGGTCACCGACGCCGAGTTCGTCGACCCAGTGGCCGAGGCAGAGCAGCAGCTCCGCGCGACCGCTGCCCGGGTCGGACTCGACACCCTCGACGCCGACTTCGAACAGTCCTACGGCCTGCCGATCTCTAAGGCTGGCGCGCAGCAGCTCAAGGAGATGAACAAGATCCTCGGCGGGGCGGCGGCATGAGCCTCAAGGACGCAGCCGCCCGCGAGGCCACGCTGAGGACGCTCCTCGACGTCATCGACGGCGAGTACAAGGCCGCCCGCGCCGAAGTGCAGGAACTCCTGGACGCGGCCTCCGCGGAGACCGGCACCACGCAGATCAAGGCCACGCTGCCGGACGGCACGCCGGTCGCCACCGTCAGCATCTCCAGCGGCTCCGCCGAAGCCAGGGTCACCGATCCCGAGGCGTTCACGGCCTGGGTCCTGGCCAACGCGTCTGGGGAGATCGAGCGTCGTTTCGTCACGGAGGTCCGGCCGGCGTTCACGAAGAAGCTCCTCGCCGAGCTGACCGCGACCGGCGGAACGGAGTGGGCGGACCCGGAGACCGGCGTCATCCACGAGGTACCCGGGGTGGCCATTCAGCCGGCGCGGGCCCGCGGCCACCGGGTCCTGTTCACAAAGACCGGCCGCGACCAGGTGATGGCTGCCTGGCGTGCGGGCCAGCTCGCTGGCGTGGCCCTGCCGGAACTGGCCGCGGAGCCGGAGCCGATCCGCTGCTCCCGCTGCCAGGGCGACGACGGCCCGTTCACCGGATCAGGGCCGGACGCGCTCTGCGACGCCTGCGCCCGCCCCGTCCCGTAGCAGCACCTGGGGGTCGGCCGCAGGCAGCGCGGCCGACCCCGCCCCAAGCAGACCACATCGAGAGGACACCGTCATGACCATCTCGCTCTGCAAGCACAGCCACTCAGTGCTTCCGCCGCACGGATCGATCTTCTACCCCGGGCCGTGCACCGGCTGCGGCGCCGCCTTCGAAGCCATCCAGGCCGAGCTCCACCGCCAGGAAGAGGCCCACATCCTCGCGACGGCGCACGACGGCACCTGCCCCAACTGCTTCCAGCCTCGCCGTCTGTTCCGGTTCCAGCCCGCGGCGCGCCCATGGCACGAGTTCGACTACGAGCCCCCCGTCACCTTCCTGTGCATGGGCTGCTGGAACGACGCGGCCATCGCCGACGAGGAAGCCGCCGACGCCCTCATCAACAGCATCTAACCCGGCCCCACCCCGGAGGCAGTCATGAACGCCGTGCAGCCCGCCCTCGACGGAACCATACCCACCCCCAAGATCCCCGCAGCCCGCCGCAAGGCCGAGGACTTCGAGACCTGGCTCGACGAAGTCTGGCCGTACTACGTAACCGCCGCCGCGACGGGCCGCACGTACACGATCTACGAAGTTGCCGAGGAGCATCGGCTGCCCGAACCCCCGGACAGTCACATGTGGGGCAGGCTCGCCACCCTGTTGCGTGAAGCCGGCTACCACCGGCCGGTCGGCTGGACCACCTCCCCACGGCCCACCTCCCACGCTTCGGGCCTTCGCACGTGGAGGGGCACCGCAGCCGCACGCAGGGAGCAGGCCGCATGAGCGCCGGGGACACGGCACTCGCCTGCATCGGCGTCGCCATCGGACTCGCCTGCCTCGCGCCCGCCGTCTTCGACGCCTGGCACAAACCCCGCACACACCGTCGCTTCCAGCGCAGCGCCCAGCAGGCCGCCCGGGCCCCGCGCACCGAAGCCGAAGTCCGTGCGGACCTCGCCGCGGCCCGAGCCCTCGTCGAGCAGCACGTCACCGACATCAAGTTCGCCCGCATCATCGCCGACCAGTTCCCGGCCGGCATCCCCCACCAGACCCGCCGGACGGAGGAAGACCAGTGACCACCCGTCGCGAAGCTCCGCACCACAACACGCTGACCTGCTACACCCGCTATGGATGCCGCCTCCCCGCCTGCGTGGAACGGAAGCAGAACTGGGCGGAAGAACGTACCGCAGCCATGCGCAACGGCACTTGGAAGCCCTACGTGGACGCCGCTCCGGTCCGCCAGCACATCAAGGCCCTTCTCGCTGCTGGTCTGACTCAGGACCGTATCGCCGCGCTCGCCGAGCTCCCCCACCAGAGCGTCGCTGACTTCACGGGCGGTATCCGGGGCCGAGGGATCCGTCACCGTACCTCAGCTGACATCGCAGCCCGCATCCTCGGCATCGACCCCAAAGTGGCCTCGCCCGTCCGCATCGGGGCCACGGGCACCCATCGGCGCATCCAGGCTCTCATCGCAGTCGGCTGGCCCCTGACCCACCTCTCGACGCGGTCCGGTCTGCACGCAAGCCGAGCCGACCAGATCCTGCGCCAAGACACCGTGCGCATCGAGACCGCCCAGCGCATCCAAGAGGGCTACGACACCCTGCGGCGACTGAGGCCGGAGCGCCACGGGGTCCCGGAACACAAGGCACGGCTCTCCCGAGACCGCGCCGCAGCAGCCAAGTGGCCGCCGCCGAAGTACTGGGATCGCTTCCCCGACGCAATCGACGACCCGCACTTCACGCCCGAGTACGGCCGGACGAAGGCGGACCTGCTCGCAGAAGAGGCGACGTGGCTCGTCACCACTGCTGGCCTGACACGAGCTGAGGCCGCCATCCGCCTCGGCAAAGACAAGACGTACATCGACCGGGTCCTGGGACCCCAGCGCAAAGACATGCGAAAGGCCGCCTGATGTCCTACCGCAACGACGACACCGAGCTCACGGTCATGGACTGGTTCTGCGGTGCCGGCGGATCCAGCCAGGGCGCCCACGCCATCCCCGGCGTCCGCGTCGCCCGCGCCGCGAACCACTGGGAGCGGGCCATCGAGTCCCACGCCGCGAACTTCCCCGAGACCGACCACTACCGCGGCGACATCCGCGAAGCCCCCGTAGACCGCTGGCCCGTCACCGACATCTTCTGGGCCAGCCCCGAATGCCCCCAGTGGTCGAACGCCCGCGGCAAGAAGCGCGACTTCGCCGACAGCCTGCAGGGCGACCTCTTCGGCGACGCCTTCGCCCCCTCCGAGGAAGTCGAGCGTTCCCGCGCCCTCATGGAAGAAGTCCCCATGTACCTGCGCGGAGTCCAGGAACGCGGCGGCCTCGTCAAAGCCGGAGTCGTGGAGAACGTCGTCGACGTCCGAGCCTGGGACCAGTGGGACCGCTGGATCGGCGAGATCAAGAAACTCGGCTACCTCACCCGCACCATCGCCCTGAACAGCATGCACGCCGACCCGCGGGCCCTGCACGCAGCACCGCAGTCCCGAGACCGGCTGTACGTCGCCTACTGGCACCAGAGCCTGAACCGCACGCCCGACTGGAACAAGTGGCTGCGACCCCGCGCCTGGTGCACCGGCTGCGAAGCCTGGATCCGGGCGGTCCAGGTCTTCAAGGACCCCGCCAAGGACATGGGCCGCTACCGGCAGCAGTACGTGTACCGCTGCCCGCAGGTGAAGTGCCGGAACCAGATCGTCGAACCGTCCACCCTCCCGGCCGCCGTCGCCATCGACTGGAGCATCCCCGGCCAGCGCATCGGCGACCGGACCAAGCCCCTCGCCGACAAGACGCTCGCCCGCATCCAGGCCGGCCTCGACAAGTTCGCCCGCCCCATGGTCGTCCCCGCAGGCGGCACCTGGCGCGACGTCGGCACGCCCCTCGACGAGCCGATGCCGACCCGGACCACCCGCGAGAATGACGGCCTCGCTATCCCACCGCTCCTCATCCCGGTCGAAGGCCGCGACGGCAAGGAGCCCGCGTCCGCTAATAGCCCGCTGCGAACCCAGACCGCACGCAACGAGACCGGACTCGCCTGGCTCCCCTTCATGGTCACCATGCGCGGAGGCGGCGACCAGCTCCGAGGCCGCGCCATCCACGAGGCCCTCGGCACAGTCTCCGCCAACGGCAACCACCACGGCCTCGTCACGCCGAACGTGCCCGCCTTCGTCATGCGGAACAACGGCAGCCGGAGCGGACCCGGTGGCGAGCACTGCACCTCCGCCGCGGAATACCTCCGGACGATGACCACCGCCGGACACCAGTCGCTCGTCACTTGGGATCACCTGCTCGTCCCCTACTACGGGAACGGCACCGCCCGCCCGGTCGCCGAACCGGTGGGAACGCTCTCCACCCGCGACCGGTACGCGCTCGTCACCGGAGACGTCGACGTCCAGGACGTGCTGTTCCGGATGCTCGAGCCGCACGAAATCGGCCGGGCCATGAGCTTCGCCGACCAGTACATCGTCCTCGGCAACAAGCGCGAACGCGTCCGCCAGTACGGCAATGCCGTCACCCCGAACGCCGCCGAAGTCATCCTCTGCGCCCTCACCGAAGCCATCAGCGGCGAGGAACTCGACCGTCACGTCGAGCCGGCGCTCGCCACCGCCGCCTGACCGCGGCACCACCACCCGCACCAGCCAGCCAGCCAGAGAGAAGACGCCCGTGAGGATCCGCCGCAGCAGGCTGACGAAGGACTTCCTGCAGGTCCCTAACGCCACCGTGCGCGACGACCGCCTCAGCCACATGGCCCGCGGCATCCTCGCCGAGCTCCTCAGCCGACCCGACGGATGGCAGGCCACCGCAGACGACATGTGGCAAGCGTCAGTTGCCAAGCACGGTAAGGCCAGCCCCGGCCGACGCCAGTTCCGAGCCGCGTTCGCCGAACTCAAAGAGCACGGCTACCTCCAGACCGAGCGGGAGCTCGTCGCCCGTGGACAGCACGCCACCGTTCTCATCCTGAGTGACGTTCCCGCAGGTCGCACCGACGTACCACACGCTGGCACGTCGGCCCCACCAGCCAAAAGAGAAGAAATCCCAGGTGGGACCGACGTACCACACGGTGGTACGTCGGAGGGGTCCGCCGACGTACCACACGCCGGTACGTCGGCCCCACCTGCGGAAACGAACGAAGAAGCAGGTCGCACCGAGGTGCCACCTGGTGGCACCTCGGTCCCACCTGCGGAAACAAGCATCAGCGCAGATCGCGCCGACGTACCACACGCTGGTACGTCAACTACAGAAAACGGTGAGAAGAACACGGGGAAGAACACGTCTTCTTCTGCCGGCTCGACTCCCACAACCGAGGACGAGGAAGACAACCACCTCGACGCCTTCGGAGCCTTTTGGATCGTCTACCCGAAGAAGATCCACATGGCGAAGGCCAAAACCGAGTGGATCGCGGCAATCCGCCGAGGGGCCGACCCCAACCACATGGTTGCCGCCGCCCAGTCCTACGCCCGAGCAGTCGCCGGCAAGGACCCGCAGTACACGAGCTATCCGCAGAACTGGCTCCACTACGAACGGTACTTCGACGAGTACCCCGAAGCCGACGGCCGCCCCGGTCTCCGCGCCGTTCCCGGGACCAACCACAGCCGCCAGCAGCAAGACACCGACGACCTCTTCGACCGCGCCATGCAGCGCGCCAAGGCCCGCATGCAGCAGCAGGAGATCTCATGACACCCGACGAGACAGTAGTCCTCGCCCGCTACGTGCGGGCGCTGTGTCCCCAGCAGAAGTTCGACGAGTACACCCCCGACGCCTGGCACGACGTCCTTGGCGACTACCCCTTGGCCGCGGCCCGGCGAGCGGCGGCCACGGTTGCCAGGAGGCAGCCGTTCATCAGCCCCGCCGAGATCATCGAGGTCATCGAGCAGCAGCGGGCCGAGGCCGCCTCCGACTTCCAGGGGCCCGGCCTTCCCGCCGAGGTGCCGGACGCCAACCCCGACGACCCGGCCGCGTACATCGCCGCCCTCCGCGCCCAGCGCTATCGGGCAGCGAACGGCCACGAACTCAAGCCCCGGCCCATGAAGCAGCTGATGACAGGCGTCAGTCGGAAGATTCCGAAGCAGCCCAACCCCGAGCTCGACACAGTCCGCCGGCCCGGCCCGCTCGGGATCGCCTGCCCTCGCTGCAAGGCGGCCCGAGGTCGCCCGTGCAAGAAGCCCGGTTCCAGCGAGCGGTTCCCGCTCGGCGAACCGATGCGCGAGCCGCACCCGATCCGGATCGCCGTGGCCACCGATCAGCCCATCCCTGCCGGCCATGACGCCCACGCAGAGGCGGCTGGCAAGGAAGCCTCCCGCCTCGCCCTGCTCGACCTGGCCGACGCCGAGATCGTCGAACCCGAAGGAGAGACCGCATGACCGTCGACAACTTCCCCGCCATCAACTGCGACGGGCCGGGCTGCACCAACGCCACCCACGCCGTCCAAGTTCGGACCGCGACCGAGGTCCGCCGCCTCCGCCGAGCCGACGGATGGCGCACCCGCCCGAAGGGCCGCGACATCTGCCCCGACTGCTGGAAGGCAGGCCACCGATGACCGCCCGCCCCCGCTCGGCCCCGATGCCCGCCAGCCTCCGTAGCGGCCGGCCCCGGCACCCCGCCTACGACCACCGCTGCCCCCACTGTGGCGCCGCCGAGAAAGCCCGCTGCACGACGATCTCCGGCCGCCACACCAAGACCGACCCGTGCCCCGCCCGCATCGCCGCCTGGGTCGTCGCCACCGCCGTCTGCAGCACGTGCCAGGTGACCCCCGGCGTCGACTGCCACGACAACGGCCGCCCCATCGAGGGCCACCACCCCGCCCGCGAGACCGAAGCGAAGGAGACCGCAGCGTGAACGAGACCACGCCCAAGCCGTTCGAAGTCACCCAGTTCGAGGAGGCCGGCTGCCGCACCTGGCAGCTCACCCCCCGCAACATCAGCCGCGTGGACAACGACGTCGACAAGTGCGGCGTCTTCGCCAAGGGGTACTACGCCGCCGGGGATGACGGCCGGCCCGAGTGCATCGGGCTCCGCATCGGCGACCGCCCCAACCACGTCATCGCCTTCTACGGCGACTGGATCATTCGCCACCCCGATGGTCGCTTCACTGTCCACCCCGTCGACGAGGCCGACCGGTGAGCCCGCTGGAGCGTCTCCTCTCCGAGGAGTGGCCCGACGGCACCTTCGGCGGCCCCGCAGCCCTCAACGCCCCCGTCACGCCCCGCGGATGGTGTGCCTGGTGCGGACGGCAGGCAGCCCTCAACGCCGACGGCACCCTCCGCGCCCACCGCACCGCCAGTAACGACCCGGCCCGCTGTACGGGCAGCGGCTACCGGCCCACCAGCGTCCTGCGCACCACCCCGACCCGCGACGAAATCGCCGCCCGGCACCGCGCTGAGCTGCTCGCCGCCCTCGACGACACCGGCCGACGCCAGCCCACCCGCCAACCGGCATCCCGCCAACGAAAGGCAGCCGCCTGATGATCACCAAGCTGATCCGTGACCGGATCCCCGAGATCGCCGCTGCCCGAGGCCACGACCTGGCCGTCCACACCGCCTCCCCCACCGAGGCCGCCGAACTCCTCCTCGAAAAGCTCCACGAGGAAGCCGACGAGGTGGCCGCGGCCGACGAGCCCCGCGAGCTGCTCGACGAGCTGGCCGACGTCCTCGAGGTCGTACACGCCCTCGCCGCCATGACCGGCTGGACCCCCGAGGACATCGAGGCCGCCCGCCTCCGGAAGTACGCCGAGCGCGGCGGATTCGACCGGCGGCTCGTGCTGACCCACGAATCCGCCGACGGAGAGGCAGCCTGATGACTGCCCGGGTCGAGCACCTGATCAGCTGCGACGGCGAGGAGCGCGGGGAACCGTGCCAGACCGAGTGGGGTGGCCCCATCCCCGGCATGACCCGGGCCGAACTGCGCCGCCACCTCAAGTCGGTTGGCTGGTCCCGCGCAAGTGACGGCCGCGACCTCTGCCCCGAATGCACCGCCGCCCCTGACGCCTGAACGCAGGACGACCCCGCCCATGCAGCGGGCGGGGTCGCCCGACCACCATCTCACGAACGGAGAACACGATGCCGAACCGCATCCAGCGCAAGCGCACCGCCGGCTGGCGCCTACCCGAAGGTGCCGTGATCGTCAGCCGCCCCAGCCGATTCGGGAACCCCTTCACGATCCAGCAGGCCGAGGAAGCCGAGATGGGCAACCCGCGCAGCGCCGTCACGTCGGCCTACCGAGAGTGGCTCCGCGTCGGAACCGCGGGCGGATGGTTCGAGCAGACCTACCGCATCGGCAAGCAGACCTTCGACCGGCGCCGAATCCTCGCCGAACTCCACACCCTCCGCGGCAAAGACCTTGCCTGCACCTGCCCGCTGCCGGAGCCGGGCGAGCCCGACCACTGTCACGCCGCAGTCCTGCTCGAGCTGGCGAACTCCATTTGGGCCAGTCAGTGACCGCCCCGCGCCCGATCCGGCTGATCGCCACCTCCCGCACTGCTGCGATCCTCCGCCGCTGCTACCGCGGTCAGATCCCCGCCGACGTCCTTGAGCGGGCCCTGCTCCTCCTCGCCACCGCCGACGGCCACCTCGACGCCACCGGCACCCCCGTACCCGAGCAGCACCGGAGGCGGTCGTGAGCGGGCCGCAGCGGATGCCGCTGACCCGCCCGCAAGCCGCAGTGCTTGAAGCCGCCGCGGACGGGGCCACGCTCACCGTCGTCGCTGCCCGCCTCGGCCGGCCCCGCCCTTGGGTAGCCGCCCGGCTCTCCGAGGCATACAAGCGCCTCGACGTCGCATGGATGGGCCGCGATGAACGACGAACCGCAGCAGTCCGCCTGGCCCGCAAGCGCGGGCTGATACCTCCGGCGGGCGGCCAGGCGGCCCCGAGGAAGCCACAGGACCCCGTCTCCCGGCCGAACTAGCTCCGTAGGCCCCCGACTTCATCCGGCCCTCAAAACGCCCCGCACAGCCCCGCACAGCCGCCCGCACCCCAACGCCATCCGAAAGGCCCGACATGACCCACACCGAGATCATCACCATCCTCCCTCCGGCCGGCGCCGCACCCCACCCCAGCCGCTACTCCCACACCGACATGGACGGGGACCGGCTCCTCATCAGCACCGCCCTCTTCGACGACGGGACCCCCGGCATCTACTTCCGCACCGACCCGAATGGCTCCGGTGTCCCGCTGGCGGACCTGCCCGCGCTGATTGCGCAGCTCCAGGTGATCGCCGACGCATCCCAGGTTGAGGCCCAGGAAGCCGCCGCCCGCACCTGACCCCGCTCGACCGCCCCGGTTCGACCGCCCTCGCGCACACCGAAGGAGACCCGCCCCCGTGACCTACATCGCCCCCGACTTCATGACCAACGCCAGCCCCGAAGCCATTGAGCGCGCCATCCGCGAGGCCGAACTCACCCGTGAGCGCTACGCCAAGAAGGCCAGCGTCCTGCGGGGGTTGCTGGCCACGCGACGCGACCAGATCGCGGCAGGCACCTGGCCGCCCGCCGCCTGACCCGCCCCGGCCGGCCCGTCACCCGCGGGCCGGCACCCCACCAACCAGCCCAGGAGCCCACATGCACGAGACCGACGACCACGTCCACGAGGTCTGGATCATGACCCGCGACACCGAAGAGCTGACGATCGAACTGTGGAAGGACCTCGAATCCATCCACGTCCACGGCGGCGACGGCGAGGCCTATACCTGCTGCCGCGAGGAGATCGTCACCGTCACCGTCCCGAAATACGAGCGGGCCGGCTGGACGCTCACGGCCAACTACGAGGTGGCGTGATGGCCGACTTCGTCCCCATCGAACCCCCGCCCGACGACTGCCCTGAGTGCGGCACCGAGGCCTTCGAGCTCGAACACCCCACCGCCGACCGCCCCTTCCCCGCGTGGATGTGCACCGGCTGCAAGTGGGGCGAAGCCGCCTACTGACCCCCGCCCCGGCCGGCCCGTCACCCGCGGGCCGGCACCACCCCGCACCCACCAGGAGCCCGCATGCACCACGCCCACCCGCCCCGCGTCCGCTGGCACGTCGAGACCTACGACCCGACCGCCGCCGAGTGGTCCTCCGGCCTGCCGTTCACCCGCTGCCAGGACGCCACCGACAAGCGGACCCGCCTCGACCGGAACCACCCGACGTGGCGGGACGGAACGCCCGTCCGCCGGCGCCTCGTCCTGGAGACCACTACCTACGAGGACTTCGACGCCGACGTCAGCCACCTCGCCCTGTTCCCGAAGTCCGGGTTCGTGATCACCGGCGTCGGCGGCCAGGACTTCGCCGCGCTCCCCGACCAGACCCCGGACGGCCGGCCCGCGATCCGGTACGCCGTCGGCAGCTCGGAGACCGGTCACGCGGACGTGGTCGTGCCGCTCGATCAGCTGGAGGAGGTCATCGCAGGGATGCGCGACATGGCCCGGCAGACCGGCGAACAGCCCGCGCCGCTCCCCATCCCGGCCGGCACCCGCACGACGGTCTTCCACTGGGCCGCCGACCTCGTCGCCGCCTACACCGGCAACTCCGTGGACGCGACCGCGCTGATGCTGCGCCGCGTCGCCGACGGGCGTCCGCGGCCCACCGACCCGCAGCTCGACGGGCCCGCTCTCACCCCGCGCCGCCAGCTGACCGAGCTGGAGCACGACCGGGCCTGGCACGCCATCGAAGGCATCGACTGGGAGGCCGGCCCCGACCCGGACACCGTGCTCAACGCGGTGCTGGCCGCGCTCGCCATCGACCCGCCCGAGGTTGACGAGATGGCCGCCAGCCTCCGCCGCGACGGCTTCGGCGACGACGAGATCGCGGAAATGCTGGCCGACACCACCATCGCCGGCGAGGGGGCCGGAGCATGAGCCAGCAGCCCGACCCCGACCTCCGCGCCTGCGACGACCAGCAGAACGGCTGGACCTGCAGCCTCCTCGACGGCCCCCACCCCGAGCACAAGCACTGGGACCAGCAGGCCGGGCGCTGGTGGGCGCAGCGGAGCGAGCCGCCGTACAGCAACCGCGACCGGCTGGCGGCCGAGCTCACCAGCGACGGGAGCGCCCGATGACCGACCACGAGTTCCTCGTCGAAGTGTTGACGATCTTCGCCAAGGCCGAGAGCCACGACACCCTCCTCTGGTGGGCCAAGGGCGACAGCATCGAACTCTGGGCCAACGTCTCCGACATTTTCGACTGGGGCAGCGCCGACGCTGAGGCGATCACCCCCGACCGCCTCCCGATCCTGCAGCAGGCCCTCGCCGACCTGATCGAGGCGGGGTCCACGGCCTGGCTCGCCGAGCTTTACGCCGCCCGCATCCGCGGCATGCGGCCCCAAGGCGCCGCCTACCCGGCCGCGCCTGGAGTGCAGGCGCTGCTCAACGCCTGCGGCCCGGCCCGCGCCACCGGTCTGGGCAACCCGAAGCCGATCCCCGAGCCCGCGCCGTGACCAGCGAACTCGACGTGTGGGGGCCGGGCTGGGACATCGAGCCCTGCGACACCAGCCCGACCCCCGACCGCTGCGCCGAAACCCGCTCGGGCCACGGCCTCGACCATCCCGACCCGCGGCCCCGCTACATCCCCGGCGACCACGGGCGCGCGGCTGGCCGGCCCAGCTACATCGAGAAGGTCACCATCCACACGCTGACGATCTTGGGAGATGTTCTGTGACCGCCGACCCGCTCCGCGACGCGATCGCCGCCGACTGCCCCCACCGCCTCGACGACTACGACCAGCACCTCGCAGGCCGCCAGCTCACCCCCGCCTTCCAGATCTTGTGGCGGATGGAACACCGCATCAGCAGCAGCGACCTTGAACAGAAGATCAATGATCTGTATCGGCGCGCCGAAGCCAGTCTCACTCGCGAGGAAGCCCGCAGTTACTTCGAGCAGGTCAGCCAGATCCGGAATCAGGTCAAGCAGGAAGTGATCAAGGAGATGGGAGATGAATGAGATCACCCTCCGCCAGATCGGCGATCGCCTCATGCAGTGCAAGGACATCCCCGACCAACTCGTCATCGAGGCCGTCGCCAGCGCCGATGACGGTTGGGCGATCACGGCAGAGGTTCGGAAGTTCCTCGAGGCCCGCGTAGGACCCGTTCCGTGGAACCTGCTCCTCGCCAAGCTGCGCCGACTCATCGCCCGCCAGCTCATCGACGGATGCGCCTGCGGATGCAGCGGCGGGTTCAGGATCCCCGGCGTTCAGGTCCAGCGTCACGCGGCCGCTGCGCGAACGGTCGACCGGTGGCTCGCAGCCCAGCGCGCAGTCTCGACGTCCGACGTCCCCGCCGCCCTCCGCGGACCGAACTGGAAGGCACGACTGTGACCAAGCCGCAACCCGCCCGCGCCCTCGACGCAGCCCACCGCCTCGTCGCCGCTGGCCAGCACGTCCACTACGTCGCCGACGGAGCCGTCCGCTGCCTGTCCGGCCACTGCACCCAACCCGCCGCCTGACCGACCGCACCGCCAGCACGAGGAGCCCCAATGGAACCGGTAGACCCCATCACAGCCCTCGCCACCGTCGCCGTCCAACTCCACGAAATGTACGCAGCACTTCTCGAAGCCGGCTTCACCGAGGACCAGGCGCTCGAGCTCACCAAGGCCGCACTCCTCGTCGGACGGTAGAAACCCGGGCAGGGGCGCGCACACGTCGCTAGCGTGCCCCCCTACCGGACAGTTCCGGCCCCACCCAGCCCGAAAACGCCCGAGGATGAACCCCGCGACCCTGGCCACCCGCGGACCCCTCGAGGAGACGAGCCCCATGGGAATGCTCGACCAAGCTGTCCTACAACAGGCTAAGAAGGCCCAAGGCGAGACAAACCAGCGCCTCGAGGCGCTCATCGCCGAACAACAGCGAACGAACCAGCTCCTCACGCACCTGATCGGCCTGCTCACGCCACAGTCGGCAGCACCCGCAGCCGCCAGCTGGGGCAGCCAGAGCCGCTGAACCCGACGCAGACCGACCGGTGCACTACCGGGAACCGGTAATCGGCAATGAGGTAATCACCGCCCACTACGCCGCACCGTTAACCCGCTAACGCCTGCTGCGCTACGGTGGAATCACCAGTCGTGATTCCACCGTGGGAGGCAGGTCGTGGGCGAGACCCCCTGGACCATCGAACGGATCTGCGACGCCCTCGGCCACCCGGCACTCAGCCAACGCTGCCTCAGCGAGATCAACCGAGCGCCAGCCCACGAACTCCTCACCGTGTTCGCCAAGTGGGAACGCATCGCCAAGAACGGGCTGATCGCCGTCGAGCGGGCCCGCGCCCTCGCCGGCCACGACGAACGCGGCGAACAACTCCCCGGCAACTGGGCCGACGCCACCCACCGAATCCTCGGAGAACCCGGACCCGCCCGCGGCGCCGCCTGAAACTGACAGTATGGGCCCGTGTACGCGCTGAAACTGGACCCAGCCGCCGAGGCCGTCTACGACGCCCTCCCACCGCACGCCAGCGAGAACCTCACCCGCGCCCTCGCCCAAGCCTGCGCACGGCCCCTCGACGCGACACACCCCTACGGCGTCGACGACAAAATCATCCGGCAGATCATCACACCGGACGTCCGCGCCATCCTCCTCGTCGGACACAACACGCGGACCGTCGCCGTGCTCCAGCTCGACTACCTCGGCTAAAGCCAGGCCCCCGCCGCCCGCACCAGACACACCGCCGCACTACCGAAAGGCGCCGCCGTGATCGAGTTCATGCCACGAAGCGGACCCCCCGAAGCGATGCACTGCGCCACCGTCATCTGCGACGCCTGCCGCCAACAAGTCCACGGCGCCGGCAACCTGGTCTGGGGCAGGCGGATGGGCAGCGACGAAACAGGCAAGATCGAACACACGCCACTGTTCGCAGCCCACAAAGGCGCCTGCGACCGAGCCCTCGACAACTGGCTCAAGAAGCAGTACCCCCAAGGTCAGTGGCTCCTCATGTGGGAAGAACTCGGCGACTTCCTCAAGCAGCTCGCCTACAACTCCGAACACGCTTTCACCGACGACACCAAGGGCGAGTACCACAAGACCATCCTCAAGATGCCGTCCAGCGACCTGCACGCCGAAACCCCCACTTTCGACCCGCAGCGCTGAACACGAAGAAGGCCCCGCCCATCACGGGCGGGGCCTTCACTGCTGTCTGGAGTCAACTGTCGCCACCGCCCAGGACGGAGAGCTGCGGCGCGAAAGTTCCCTCCGCGAAAGGAATGCGCCCGCCAGCTGCAGCGCCATACGTTGGTCATCCAACCCGAAGAACAGGCGGACCGCATGACCCAGGCCGACAACCGAACCCAACTCGCCGACAGCTACACCCAGCTGGTCGCCAAGCTCGAGACGCACCTCCGCGCCGTCCCCGGCCCCGACCAGCACGAACTCGCCCGCTGGCAGACGCTCTACGCGCCCGAAGTCGAGGCCGCCATCAAGCGGCGCGACTCCATCACCCCCAACGGATCCGGACCCGCGAAGGTGTTCCCGTCCAGCAGCCAGCTCCGGGCATGGATGACCGAGGCCGAGCTGATCCCGAGGCCCGACCAGGCCTGACCAGGGCAACGAAGAAGCCCCGCCACGTCGGGTGGCATGACGAAGGGCCCCCACCATCACGGTGGGGGCCCTCCCGTGCGATCAGGGTCAGGAGCTGAGCGCGGCCCGATCCCCACCCATCTGCCGGCGCAGAACGCGCAGGGTGTCAACGAAGGCCTGCGCCTGGAGGATGAACACGTCCGCCTCGTCCGCCGTGAGCTCCACGTCCCCATCGCCGGCGATGTAGAGCACCGTGCGGCTTGCCTGGTCGCAGCGCTCGACCCTGGTCAGCTGCGTTCGCAGCATGACCTCGGGATAACCCTCCAGCGGAGCCGGGTTCGCGAGGCCGTACTGCGTTGACTGGTGCGTTGCCAACCACCCCGTCACCCCCGGACCGTGCACTTCGCGACACCATGACGGACACGCCTGCCCGGCACTGGTGACGGCGGGCACAGGGACGTCTGCCGCCTCGGGCAGTACAGTGGTCATCGAGAACTCCTTCTTCGAGGTTGGACTCTCTTGATCAGCGAGGTGATGACTCGCTGGTTGAACAGGCCGGGCGGGTGATGACCGCCCGGCCGTTCTGTTGAACGGCTACCTGACGAAGAAGCCTCCGCCACGCCGTTTGGTGAGTGCGCGTGGTGCAGCCGAGGTGCACTTCGAAGCGGGCGTTCGGGTCGTGTGAGATCCCGACGCAGAAAAGTGCTCCGTCAGCGGCGAAGTGCCGGTAGAGCACTGTTCGCCCCTGCGGAGCTTGCGTCATCGCCTGACTCCTATCGCGTCGCCCGCCCCCGACCCTCGTTCCACGTGGAGGTTCTGCGTACAGTGGTCGAGAGGGCAGGCAGGCATAGCCCGCTGGCATGCATATCGCAGGTCAGTGGCTGTGAGTACCGGTGGAACTACTGGAATAAACGGTCCCCAACTTCTACGTGGAAGTCAAGCCGTTCGGTAGTTCTGCGGGGCCGGCGCCTCAACTGCCCACGAGTAGGATCCCGCCGGGAGGTGCCTTGACCAGCAAGAAGCGTGACGTCGGATACGAAGCGATTGCCGACGAACTCCGTGCCCGCATCGAGAGTGGCGAGCTGCCCCCAGGCGCCAAGGTCCCCGGCGAGAAGGAGCTCATGGCGCAGCACGGCGTCAGCCGAGACACCGCATGGAAGGCGCTCCAAGTCCTCCGCGATGAAGGCCTGACTCACACGAGCCAGGGTGCGCCAACCAAGGTGCGCAAGTTCGAGCGCATCCGCCGCCCAGCGAATCAACGTCTGTCCCGGGAGGTCTGGGGGGCTGGCAGATCCATGTGGAGTGCCGACATCGTTGACAAAGAGCCGACGCTTCTGGATCTTCGGGTGGAGCGAGTCGACGCAGACGAGCGGGTCGCGGCCATGCTCGGCGTGCCGCAGGGCACCCCAATCTGGAGGCGCCGCCGCCGATACGCCGTGGAGGGTAAGCCTGTCCTCAAGGCGACCTCGTACATTCCTGCCGACATTGCCGACGGCACGGAGATCGCCGCGGAGGACACGGGCAGGGGTGGGGTGTACGCGCGCCTTGAGGAACTCGGGCACGGGCCGACACTCTTTCGCGAAGAGGTGAGATCTCGGATGCCGAACAAGGAGGAGAAGGAGCAGTTGGATATCGCCCGAGGTACTCCTGTGATCGAGATCCACCGCTTCGCGGCCGAGGAGAGCGGTCGCATCGTCGAGGTGAACGAGATGGTCCTCGACTCGGCCAGCTACGTCCTCGAGTACGTGATTCCAGCCTGACCTGCAAAGACGCGGCCCCTACCCATCCGGGTGGGGGCCTTTTCGTGTTTTCGACGCCGATTCTCGTTGACTTCTACGTGGAAGTTGGCGCACTCTTGGAGCACGCAGAAAACTTCCACGTGGAAGTTGAAAGCGGTACCCCACTCATGCCTTCTCCGGGAGCGTCCATGCGCCACGAGACCCCGGCCGCGGAGAACGTGGCCACCGAACCGCCCGAGTTCCTGAACGCCTCCGAGGTCGCCCTGCGGCTTCGGGTCTCTCGCTCCACCGTCTACAACCTGATCGCCGCCGGTCGCCTGCCCGCACATTGCAACGGCGGCGGCAAGATCCGCCCCCGCGGCTACCGCGTCCCTGAGTCGGCGGTCGCCGAGTACCTGTCCGGATCGCTCGTCTCCCCGATGCAGACGGAGGTGGCCTGATGGCCAGCACGCTCACCACCCAGCCCACCCCGGCCCGGCGTCTCGTCGCCGCCGACTCCGACCCGTCGATGGATGAGGCTCTGGCCCGCGTCCGCCGGATCGAAGCACTCGACGAGGACACCCGCCGCGCCGCCTCCTACGTCCGCCGCCAGTCGAGCGCCGCCTGATGGCCGCTTCCGCCCCGTCGGGCCACAGCATCATCGACCAGCCGGCAACACCCGCGGACTGCAACGCCGAGTACCGGGCGGCGCAGGCCCAGCGCGCCGAGTCCGCCGGCGCCCAGCGCGACCAGCTCGGCTCCGCCACCGCAGCCCGGCCCCACACCTACCGCTAGCCCCCGCCTGACCAACGGAAGGACCACCGTCATGCCGACCTTCATCCTGATCAAGACGCCGCTCGAGACCGAGTCCGCTTGGGCCGAGCACCAGGTCCGCCAGGACATCAAGGCCCGCTACTTCGCCGCCATCCACCGCAGTGACCTCGACACCGCCGCCGAAGTCTGGCTCGAGGCCAGCGCCTACGACGCCGAGAACCGGCGTTCCAGCAGCCTCCTGGCGGAGCTCGACGACCAGCCGCTCGCCGACGTCGCCTGATAGCGACCAGCCTCACTTGAAAGGAGGAACAGTGGACCGCATCGAAGGCTGGATGGGCAGGCTGAGCGCCTTCGCCATCCTCGAGAAGCTCTTCACGGCCGCTGCACTGGTACTGACGGCCGTGACCGTCGGCCCCCAGGCAGGGCATCGGATCGGTCTGGACGCGGAGGCTGCGACAGCCGCCGGTTGGACGATCGCCCTCGTCTACGACGCCCTGTGGATCGCCTCCATCCGCATGTCGGAGGTCGCCATCCGGCAGCGTTCCAGGATCGGCATGGTCGTCTTCCTCGGGATTTCGACGCTCGCCCTTGGCGCTTCCGTAGCCGCCTTGCTGCTCCTCGGTCACGCACAAGCCTTCGCCGGCGTGCCTGCCGCTGCAGCCATCTTCATGGGCCTGCGTCTCTTCGCCGACAACGCACTGGCCGACGCGGAGACATCCGCACGGATCGCAGGCCAGTCCGCTGCTGCACGCAACGCCCGAGCTCTGGCTGCGGCGGATGCCCGGCAGTTGGCATCCGAGGCCTGCACTGACGTGGTCGGCGAGACCGCCGAGCACCTTGCGGAGATGGAGCGGCAGATCGCCCGAGCCAAGGTCTTGACCAAGGCCCAGAAGAAGATCAGCAAGGCCCGCGCCGACGCCGAGAATGTCCTGGAGGCGGCCGACAAGCAGCACGGCGAGAAGGCCGCGGCCTTCATGTCCCGGGAGCTCCTGACGGTCGGGCCACGCCCCGTGGCCACGGCCATTGGCCGCACCTCGCCTGAACAGGGTGGCCACACGGTGGCCACGCAGGTAATCCCGGAAATCGAGCCCGCGGCCACGACTCCCGTGACTCCGGACGAAACGGACAGCGAACCCGGGGTGGAGCAGGTCCCCATCGAGGACGCCATGAGCCTCAAGGATCTGGCGCGAGCCGCAGGCGTTGAGATCCCGAAGCCCAAGACGACTCTCAGCGACGAGCAGCTCGAGGTCGTCGTGCGGTGGCTCCGCTACGCGATGGAACCGCCTCGCTCCTACCGCCAGGCGTATGCCGCCTTCCTCGAAGCCGACTTCAAGGCCCGCGAAGGACGCATCCGCCGCATCTGGGGCGAGATCGAGACCCGCGAAGCCGAAGCCGTACCCGCCTAGAACCGCACCCCGGCATAGCCGGTAGGGCCCAGCGGCCGTAGCCCCTGGACCCTACCGAGACTGCCGGAAGCAGTCGAAGACAAGAAACCGCAGGTCAAAGCCCCGACGAGTAACCCCGACGAGCGGAACGTTCGCAGACCCGGCAAGCAGACCCGGAAGGCACGCCTGCCCGACTCATTCGTAAAGGAGGCCAAGGATGACCGCTGAGAGCACACCGCGACTGAGGAGCCGCGACCGGCGGACAGCGAACCGCTCTCGGCACTTCGCTCAGAAGCGGACCACCGCCGAACAGGCCGGCCCGCGGGCGGTGGCCGACGCCGCCTTCGATCAGGTCCGAGGACTGATTCTCGACCTGCCGGCGGCGGACCAGGATCGCGCCTACGCGGACCTGACCGCCGCCCTCGACGACTGGCGCCTGCGTCACGTTCGGTGAAAGTGACGAAGTGACGAAGTGACACCCAACTCCACTTTCCTGCCTTCAACGCGTGCGCGTCGCGCCAGCGCGCGTGCGCGCGCGAGGCTCCCACATCGATTACACACCGTCAAGACCCTGACCACCCCGAGGGGGAGAGATCCGATGCTCGAATCGACGGTTTCCGTCGCCTCAGCAGGGGCCTGCGCGTCCACCGCCGCAGTCCTCTACTGCGCCGAGCGACTGCCCGGCATCAAGAAGGCCACGAACAAGCTGCACACCGACCGCGCTCAAGCCCTGCTGATCACGACAGCGGTCGTCGGCCTTGCCAGCTCCGGTGTCGGCGGGTGGTGGCAGGACAACGTCACCGCTCTCAACGACTGGGCGACGAGCGCCGTCGGGGCATGGACCGGGCTCGTGCTGACCGGCGTTGCCGGCCTGGTGTGCGGCCTCTACTACATCAACGACCTGGTCACCCGGAAGGTCGAGACCCGCACCCTGGTTCTCGCCGCGCTGCTCCCGGTTCTCGTGCTGAGCATTCCGGGCCCCGTGGGTGAGTTCCTGAACCGGGCTCTCCGCCTGATCTCCGGCTTCCTCGCCGGTCTGGTAGCGCAGCTGTTCGGCTTGGGGGGCTGAGCCGTGCTGGAGCTGCTCCTGCTGGCAGCGATCGCGAGCGCCGCGGCGCGCGGCATCGAAGGATTCATCGACGACCACAAGGGCGCCGCCACCCCCCGTCACAAGGAGACGGTGGCGAAGGTCGCGGCCCAGAAGCCCGCCACAGCAGAGGGAAAGGCGAAGACAGCCGAACCCGCCGGAGCGCCCGCGACGTTCGGGCGTACCGCTGCCAAGCTCACCGCCCGCACCGTGGCCGGTGGTGCCACCTGGGGCCGAGACGCTGCGGCCTCTTACCGGCAGACCCTCGCCGACTTCTATCGCGAAGAGGCACAGAAGGCCCGCGCCCGCCGCACCACCAAAGCCGCCACCAAGAGCGCCAAGCAGGCTGCGGCCACATCCGCCAAGGCCAACGACCCCCAAGTGCCCGGCCCCAAGGCGGCCATGATCCCCGCGCCGCCGGCGTACCCGCCGCTCGTTGGCGATCCGGCCGCCGAACCGCGGACCGCACCACGCCTCCGCGTCGTCCAGGGCGGCGCCACCCCCGACACAGGAAGGGACCTGATGACGATCCTCTCGGGCGGCGAGATCACCTCGCTCGCCGGACTGACCCGCTACCTGCGGGCCGTATCCACCGTCAGCCAGATCAACGCCGACACCGCCTCCATCATCGCGGACAAGGACGCCAAGCTGGCCGGCCGCCTCGACAGCATCAGCGCCCAACTCCGCGGCCTCAACGTGGACGACGAAACCGTCGGCGAGGTCACCCAACTGCAGGACCTGGTGGAAGCCCAGGCCTCCGCCGCCCTCCTCTGCGCCGAACGATCTCGAGCGGCAGCCGAAGCCGCGGTCGTCGCCTCCGCCGGCGCGCAGGTCCGCCATGGATCGATCGCCGAGGCCGTCGCAGACGCCGACCTCGACACCCCCGCCGAAGCCGCCTACTACGCCGAAGGGAAGTAGCCATGTCGGACATCACCACCCACGCCGATCTCCTGCGCGTTCTCGCCGAGATGCGTGTCGAGATGGAAGCCCAGGCCGAGGACCTGAACGAGCTCGTCGGACGGATCGACCTGCTAGCCGACCGGACGCTGTCCGCCGCCGATGGACTAGCCGAACTCGATGTCGACGAGACCACCACGGACCAGATCCGGGAAGTCGCCGACGCACTACATGGTCAGCAGGCCGCTGCCCGCACCTACCAAGCCACCGTCGAAGCCGCCCAAGCCCAGGCCGGTCGCGCCGCGGTCACAGCCCACCGCAAGCACGGCGCGATCGCAGACGCCGTCGCCGCGTCCCCCGTCCCCATGGCAGCCGGCGCCTTCTACGAAAACGACTGACCACGCAGTGAGGGCCGGCGAACTCCGCCGGCCCTGCCCTTCCTGAGAGAGAGGAACTGGCCATGGCCCGGACCACCCGGCGCAGCAAGACCGAAGCGAACAAGGAGCTGCCCTCCTGGGTGAAGAGCGTCGGCCGGGTCTACTGGGCGAGCAAGGGCAAGACGGCTCTCCTCCAGGCCGGGCCCGGGATGTGCATGGCCGCCGACGCCCTCGCATCCGTACCCGACGGAACAAAGACCGCCGCCGTGATCGGTGCGCTCGCTGTCAGCGGCACCGCCGCCTGGGCCCGCTTCCCGTCGATCTCCCTGCACCTGCCGCTCATCAAGAAGTCCATCGGCTGGAAGCGCGCCCTTCCCACCCGCCGGAATGCCATCTGCGGCATCTCCGGCGCCGTTACGGCAGCCGCCCTGATGACCGGGGCTACTGCCGCTGGCGGTCCTGAGCTGGGCCAAAACGCCTTCTGGGGCCTTGGCCTCATGTGGGGTGCCACCTACGGCACCTGGTGGTGGCGCTTTCGCAGCCGCGGCGATCAGGCCCCGGAGCTGGCCGGCGCGGAACGGATCATCGCCGCCTGGGCCGAACATGTCACCGCCGACCGGGGCCTGCACCCTGGCACCCGCCTGACCGAGGTCGTCGTCGCCGACAATGGTTCCTGGGAAGGTGTTGCAGTCGCCCTTCCCGGTCGGACCGCGTCCGTCACGGCCGAACAGGTCGCCTCCCTGTACGGCGTCCCGCTCCAGCAGGTCGCCGTCCACGCGGTCCCCGACGCAGCCCCCAACCTCGCCCGTGTCCGCCTATTCGCCAGCGCCCGGCAGGTCGTCGAACTGACCGGCATCGAGGAGAAGCTGCACACCTGGCGAACGGTGATCGCCGCTCGCGGCGGCCAGCTGCCCGGCTCGCGTCTGGAAGAGGCCGTCGACACCGATAACGGCTGGCGTGCCACCGTGATCGCCGAACGTGGCAAGCAGGTCGGCTCCCTCAAGATCGAAGACATCGTCTCCGCCTACCAGGTCGACACCTCCTGCGTCTCCTACGTCGGGGTCCCCGGCCGCCCATACCTCGCCGAACTCACCGTCATGGAACGCAATCCACTGCAGGACGGCGTCCTGTTCACCAACACCCGCGTTCTGGACCCGGAGACCGGCCAAGCCACCGTCGGAATCCGCGCAGACGGCAGCCCCGCCCTCTACCGGTTCTGGCGACCCAAGTCCGGGGTGGTGCACTCCCTGATCGTCGGCTGCACCGGCTCCGGCAAGTCCCGTCTCCTCGATGAACTGCTGGTCATCGAACGCCACAACGGGATCGTGTCATGGGTCTTCGACGCCCAATCCGGCCAGTCCGTCCCCGACTGGGCTCGCGACGTCGACTACTACGCGGCCGGGGCTCTCGCCGCCTACCGAGGCCTCAAAGCTGCCCACGCCGTCATGCTCAGCCGCTCCGCCCGCTACGCCGCCCACCGCTGGACCGACGACAAAGGCCGCACCCGGCGCGGTCTCAAAGCATTCGTCCCCGGCCAGCCCGACGCCATCCTGTCCGTGACACTCGAAGAAGCAGCCTTCCTGTTCCGCGAGTTCCCCGATGCCGCTGACATGGCCGCAGACATCGCCAAGATGGGCCGCAAATGCGGCGTCCGCATCCGGATCGTCCTCCAAGACCCGAAGGTCGACGAACTCGGCTCCAGTACGCTGCGCGGCCAGCTCCGCATGGGCAACGTTGTCCTACTGCGTACCGACGGTGACCAGACGAACCGGCTTGCCCTCGGCGGTTCCCTCGACGCCGTCAGCCCCTCCCAAATCCCGGAAAGGTTCCCCAACGGCACCGGCACTGAAGGACTCGGCTACCTGTCCTCTGGTGAGGAGAAAGGCGGAATGTTCCGAGGCGCCCTTGTCGAGGACCCCCTCGACTGGATCGAGGAAGGTGCGGAGAACCGCGTGGAGCGCGCCTCCCGCGACGGGGCCGGTAAGTGGTACGCCGCCTACCGTGACTGGCTTGACGCCGCACGGCGCGGCGAGGACGTGGCCGACGAGCCGCCCGGCAACGAAGCCGAGGACAGTGACGCCCACGAAATCCCCGTACCTCGCCCCGCGATCCGGCGTGGAGGCGGCAAGTCGGCTGACGCGGCCGTGAACAAGGCCCGCGCCGCTGCTTCCGAAGTCCCGCCCCGACTTCCCGAACGGATCACGGCTCTCCTGCAGCGGACCGGCGGCCCGCTCGAGCGGCAGCAGATCGTCGCCGCCCTTGCTAGCGAAGGCTTCGAAGTCAAGGCCAACGCCGTCTCGGCCGCCCTCAAGCGGCTACGGGAGCGCGGCGAAGTGTCCAACCTCGGGCACGGCCTGTGGGCCCACACCCAGCACGCCGCAACTCTCGCCGCCTAACCCCCCAAGGGAGACCAGCCATGACCAAGCCGCAGCACGCCGACCACGAGCACGCCGAGCAGCTCATCGCCGCCGTCAACGACGCGCTCACCGCCACTGCCTACCGCGACCCCAGCCCCATCCCCGCTGTAGGCCCAACCCCGCCCGTACCGCAGCCTGGCCGGCCGCCCATGAGCCAGAAGGCCACGGACGCCAGCGCCCTCATGCTCTGCGGCAGCGCCGTCGCCTTGTCCGTCGGCGGCGCGACTTCACTCGTGCTCTACACGCTCGGGCAGGTCGACCCGGTCACCCTCGCCATCGGCGCTGCTGGTGCCGTCGCCCTCGTCCTCGCAGTCGGGGCACTCATCAGGACCGCCACGAGCGGACTCCAGGGCGTCCACACCGAGACGCACCACCACTACAGCGGGCCTGTCAGCCAGGAGCACCACACTGTCAGCACGCAGACCCGCGGCTTTTTCGCCAAGACGATCAACAAGTAGAGGAGACCATCATGGGAAACATGCACTACGAGATCACCCGCAACGGCGAGAAGATCGAAGCCGGCTACGGCGTCGCGGCCGTCTGCGAGCTGGATGGCTGCGAGGCGGACATCGACCGCGGCCTCGCCCACCTCTGCGGCGAGCGCCCCGGCGGAGACGAGCACGGATGCGGCGGCTACTACTGCACCAGTCACCTGTACATGAGTGGCGAGCCCGAGGTAGGCGACCTCTGCGGGCCGTGCATCGCCACCTATCGGCGCGAACACCCTCTGGCGGACGACTGATCCATCGCCCTAGTCGCGGCCCTGGCCCTCACCGGCCGGGGCCGTTTCCGTTTCCACGGCCCGCGCGATCCAGCCTCCGCCCAGAGACTCCGCAGGCTCCGACGTCGGGACCGCGCCCAGCCGGTGGCACAGCCGCTCGAGCCGCGTCTGGCACAGCTCCCGCGTCCGGCCCCGAACCATGTACGAGACGTCAGAGACCCCCATGCCGGCATTCTGCCGCGCATGGGGGTCTCCGTGTGTACAGACGAGCGGACTACCCCTGATCGGGCGCCCACTCCGGGCGGAAGTCGGGGTGTGAGGCGTAGGGAAGGGCGAGCAGACGAACCCTGCGCTCCACCTGCTCGTCACGGCCACAGTCGCAAGGGCCGCCAGCGCGACTCTCGTCAATGCAGACCGGTTCCCCTTCATGGTCACGAGCGGCGGCACACGAGTACCAGTGGTCCTCCTCGTTCCATTCATGGCCTGCGCGAAGGATGTCAGCGAGCAGACGCCGCTTGGCGTCGACCTCGGCGAGGACGCGGGCCGGACTGTGGCGGGCGATGTGCGCCTGATCCCCGGAGCGCGGCACGAACGCAACGGTTCCAGCGTTCTCGTCGCGGATCTCATTGGCCATGTCGTCTTGGTGCCAGCTGGCAGACCACTGCTGGTGACCGTTCGCGATCTGCTCGTCCTCATCGAGGCGAGCGCGGAGGAAGGCGAGCAGGGCGGCGGTCATGAGGAAGCCTTCGGCGTCGTCGCAGAGCACTCGGTACACGTGAATCCGCGCGGAGGATGGCCAGAGCACGTCTCGCACTGGGCCGCCTCAAGCAGGGATGCGGGAGGGACGCCGAGGGCCGAAGCCAAGGCGGCCAAATCGTCGACATCGACACGTCGGCTCATGAGCTCGATCCTGGTGATGGCAGTGGCATGCAGTGGATGTCCGATCTCGGCCAAGGCCTGAGCGAGATCGTGCTGGGACATCTGACGCACCTTCCGCAGGCGCGACAAATTCTCAGCCACCGCGGCGCCCGTTGCGCCAATCGCGTTCGGTGTCTTTGACTTCCGCTGCCGTCTTTCACTCACCGTGCGAGCCCCTTCTTGTTGCGGCGGCAGCGGACCGTTGATACGCGCGGAAACGGTACGGGCGCACTCGTGGTTGACCCCAGCCCAGTTGCCGATCTCGCGGAACGAGTGTCCATCTCGTCGGGCACCTGCGATGGATTGGTCGAGTGCATTCGACTCGCGCTCCACTGCTGCCGCAAGCCGAGAGAGGCGATACTCGCACTCCTCGCTGGTCAACGCAGGACGGGCCTGGACGTTCCAGATCGGCCGCTCCTTCTGGATGGCCACCCTTTCCGCACGCAAGGCCGTTGCGCGATTCGGGTGGCGCTCCATCTCCTTACGTGCCACGTCTGGCCACCACGGCTTGCGCACGTGCTGCATAAGGCGGAAGCGAGCGCTGTGGCTTATGCCGATGTAGAGCAAACGCCCATCCTCCGCGAAGAGGCGGTAGAGCTCGTGGGAGCCGCGGTGTCGTTGCACAGCATGGCCCGCAATTTCCTTGGCGGCGCGTCCCACTACTGGCCACCCTTCTTCGATTCGGCCTCGCGCTTGGCACGGGCCCTCACGACAACGTCGCGGCTCGGGCGCTCGGGGAGCGCGGCTCCCGGCTCGCGGATGTACCAGTCGATCAGGTCGCGGATGACCGCCGCGCGCTCTGTGCCCATGGCCTTAGCGGCTGCGTCGAAGTCGTACCAGGCGTCACCGATGCGGACCTGGCGGGCGGGGGTCTTAGGCGAGTTCGGCGACATGCGATCACCGTAGCTAGGTGTAGCTACCTGCGTCATCTTCGTCTCCTTTGAGGTGTAGCTACAGATTCTGGGTTGAACGGGTTGCGGTGTAGCTACACCCGAGCCTAAGGTGTAGCTACACCGCAAGCAAGGGGGACGCCGTGAACGCCAAGGCCCGCACCGCCCGTCAGACCCTCCGCCAGCGCGCGATCAACTTCCGCGCCGCCCGTAAGGCCCGCCGTGCTGTCGCCTCTGGGACCCCGCAGACCGCCCGGACTCACCTGGTCGCCGCCGGTATCGAGACCAGCGTCGCGAAGCGGTTCGCCGGCGCGTTCTCCAACCGCGTGACGCCAACTACGACGACCACCGCGCCGATCAAGCTCAAGGGCAGGGTCCGGAAGGCCGCCGTCGTGAAGCTTTACGACTTCGCCGCGTTCGCCGCGCGTCTCGCCGTGTACCGGCCGAAGGACCGCGCGGCTGCCGCCCGCTTCGAGCGGGCCGCCCACCAGCTCGCCGCCTAGGAGGCCGCCATGCCCTCGGAACCCACCGCCCGCGAAGAGGCCGACGCCGACCGCGCCTACTGGGACGACGTGTACGACCACGACTACGACACAGACGAAGACTGAGGAGACCCCATGTCCGTGAACTACTACGCGTTCGGCCCCTTTCCCGGCGGTGAGGCTGGCGGCGAAGGCCTGCACATCGGCCAGTACGCGCAGGGATGGCGGTTCCTCATGCGATCTCATCCCGACCGGGGGCTCACCAGTCTCGAAGCGTGGCTGGAGTTTCTCCGGCAGTCGCACGTCGTCATCCGTGCCGAACACGGCGTGCAGTACACCCCTGCGGAGATGGAGGAGACGATTCGCGAGCGGACCGACTCATGCGGTTGGCCGCGCAAGGCCCGTATCCGGCAGGGCTACGAGAGGGCCGGCTACCACGTCGATGCCGAGGGTTACGACTTCTGCGCGCTGGAGTTCTGCTGATGCCTGGCGATGGTAGCAATGGCGGCTTCTGTCAACCCGGCTACACCTACCGCGATGGGGGCCGTTGGGCCTTCCGCTGCGACGTGATCACTACCCATCCGGAGGATGGCTCGCAGGTCGCCCTTGGGTGGTGTCTCCTCGGGGGAGAAGTGTGGGAAGCGCGGGGCTACACCCGCGATGACTGGGAGTACGTGGCCGCCTGTGGCTTCTCGGACATCGAGGCGGCCGACGGCCTCCCGCCGCTGGTCACCGCCGAGGAGCTGGATGAGATGCGGGCTCGCCTGGCGGAGCTGGAGGTCGGGCCTGGATACCTCCATGAGTGCATCGCCGCCGCAATTGATCAGGGCAAGGCCGCTATGGGAGTTTCCGTGCCTCGCCTGCCCGACCCCTACGGCTGCACGCACTGCGGCGAGAGCGAGGGCCACCACGGCCGGCAGTATCACCCAGAAGTCGGATGGCACTCGTGGGTGACGCCGTCGAGCGCGCAGATCCTCGCTCGGATGAAGGCCCGTCGCACGAACCGCGCTTCCCGGGAGGGCCAGTGACTGGCGGCGGCCCCATCTACTGGGCCAACCACTACGCCCAGCAGCGCGAGCGGCCGACCGCCGAGCAGCCCGTCCGTTATATCGTCGCAACGATCACCAGCGACGTCCTCGACCAGCTGTACGCGCGACTGGTCAAGGCCGAGCAGGATGCCAAAGACTCGATCACTGCCGCTGCCCACCTCACCACCCTCGTAGGACGCCGCTCCGAACGTGCCGAGCAGGCCGCCAAGGCTGAACGCCGCCGCGCCGACACCGCCCAGACCGAACTTCGCACTCTTCGGGCAGGCCTTCGGGCGAATGGTGCCGAACCGACTCAGCTCCAGAATCTGTGGGCTCAGATCAGCCTCCGCAACCGTCAATGGCGGGCGGCGAAGCAGCGCGCCGAGCAGGCCGAAGCCGTGCTCGTCCGCGTCCGTGCCGAATGCGACCGCATAGAAGCCGCAGTCCGCGACACCCCGACCAGCGCCGACCTGACGGGCGGCTACCTCGCAGCGCTCCGCCACATCCGCGCCGCCCTCGACCCGCAGGAGCCCACCCCGTGACCAAGCCCACCGCGCTTAGCGCTGACCAGCGCGACACCGTCCTCCGCGAACTCGGCCGGTTCACCAGCCTCGCCGCGCAGCTTCTTGCCGGCCTCGCCCCGGCGGCCGAGGCCGCACCCCAACTCCGGGCGGTCCATGACCGGCTGCGCGCCGCTGGGCTCGCCGACCCGCTGCCGTCCGAACCCTGCGACTGCGGCCACCGGATCGACGAACACCAGTACGGCCACTGCAACGCCGACCCCGACTGCTATTGCGAGGCCGGCCAGCCGCCCCCGTGAGCACGAGCGGCACCCGCAGGAGCGACAACCAAGTCTTGCCCCCTGCGCCATCGTGCAACTGCCTTGTCTGCACGTCATGCCATTCTGGGCGCGTGGGTGATCGCCGCCGCCAGGTCGCCCCGCGTCCTCCGCACCACCGCTGTCGAGGAGCCACCGTGCACACCACCGCCCCTTGTCCCGGCCTCTGTAATTCGGCCTGGCGTCGCGCCGAGACTCTTCTCGAGGAGACTGGCGCCCAGCATCATCTGACCCCCGCTTGGGGGCGTCCCGTCCAGTGCGACGCCTGTACGGAACGGGCTCGCCATCAGCTAGCCGAGCTGCCCGAACTCATAGCCAGCATCTACCTCGAGGCCCTGTACGCCACCCGTTCCCCGAGCACGGCCACCCTTGGCTCCCGTTCCAGCGACACTCCCGCATGGCCCGGACAGGCCGCACGCCTCCTCACCGAGCTGATCCTCGGTGAGATGGAGGAGCTGGAGACGGACGTCCTCGTCCGCCGCGGAATCTGGCAAGACGACGCCGACCCGAACCACGCTGGCATCACGGAAGGTCGGCGCATCACCGACTGCACCCGGGTTCTGAGCGGTCACCTCGACTGGATGATGCAGTACCACCCGGCGGCCGGTGAGCCGCACGAGCGGGGGAACGGTAATCCGGCGGCGCAGATCCGGGGCTGGCACGGTGCCGCCCAGCGGTTCGTCAAGGCCCACCCGCAGCACGACGTCCGCAAGCTCGCCCCGTGCCCTGGATGTCATGGACCGTATCTCGCCGAGTCCCGAGACCTCCGACTCGTCGGCGATCGGCCGTACATCGAATGCCGTGACCCCGACTGCCAGCGCATCCTCACGGACGCCGAATACAAGGTCTATGTCAAGGCGCTTGCGGCAGTTGTCACCCAAGTGGCTTGATTTTCACGCCATCACGCGTGATGATTGCAGCACGCGCAGCATGCCCATACGTGCTCAAGGCCCTCACGACTCACATCGTCAGGGCCTTTTGCCGTTCCGGGGGCCGGATCGGGAGGAGCCTCAATGGTCGACCTGGACGTGGACCTCACCACGACCCTCTGGTCCGTCGCCGATGCTGCGGAAGCCGCCCGCGTCAGCCCGAACGTGGTCCGGAACTGGGCCTACCGGGGCCGCCTTGAAGCCGCGGGCAGCGACTACCGGGGCCGCCCCCTGTACCGGGCCATCGACGTGATCCGCGCCGAGAAGGCAACCCGGGAACGGGCCCGCCGCACCTACAGCCTGCAGGCCGCCTGACCTTTCATCGCTGATCGGGGGTGGCCGATGCCCGAGCTGCCTCTGCGTTGGCGGACGTCGACTGTGGCTGGCGCCCAGTGGAGCGCGACATTCACGCTCCGGGACGACGACGGCCAGCCGATGAACATCACCGGCAAGACGTTCGAGTTCGCCATCCGCCCGTCTGCCACAGATGCCGCCGTGCCCGCCCTTGTGGCAGTCGCCGCGACAGCCACCAGCCAGGGCTACATCACCGCCGACACCACGACAGCAGTCGTCCAGGTCGTTCTCACAGCCACGGCCACCGCGTCCCTCGGCACCGGCTGCCGGCCATTCGCCCTGTGGATGGACCCCGGTCTCCCCACCCAGATCTGCCTCGTTGAGGGCGCCTTCTACAGCCGACTGGCCAGCAGCCCGTAGGGAGGCCGACATGACCAGCGTGATCGTGTCCTCCGCCGGAACCTCCGGCCCCCGCGGCAACAGCATCCTGACCGGATCCGGCGCCCCCGCGTCCAGCCTCGGCATCGACGGCGACTGGTACATCAACAACGCCACCCCGTCCTCGCTCGTCATCTACGGGCCGAAGACCGCCGGCGCATGGGGCAGCGGACAGCCGATCAGCGGCGGCGGGGCAGCCGGGGCGCTCCTCGTCGCGAACAACCTGTCCGACCTGCTCTCACCGCTCGCAGCACGCGCAGCCCTGGGCCTCGGCAGCGCCGCGACCGCGAACGTCGGAACCTCGGCGGGAACCGTCGCGGCCGGCGACGACAGCCGCATGACGAACGCCCGAACCCCCCTCGCCCACGCCGCCAGCCACGGTTCCGGCGGCAGTGACCCGGTGAGCCCGGCAGCGATCGGCGCCTACCCGGCGTCCGCGGGCAGCACCCTCGAGGGTCGCGTCACCGCGGTTGAGAACACTGCGCTGACCAAGGCCGACAACCTGGCCAGCCTCGGATCGGCATCTACCGCACGCACGAACCTGGGGCTCGGTTCGGCGGCCGTCGCGAACATCGGCACGGGAGCCGGGAGCGTCGCCGCCGGTAACGACTCGCGTCTCTCCGACGCGCGCACTCCCACCGCGCACAAGGCCAGTCATGCCACCGGCGGTAGTGACGTGCTCAGCCCGGCGGACATCGGCGCGTACACATCTGCTGCTGGTGCGACCCTTGAGGGGCGGGTCAGTGCCGTCGAAGGGTCGGCCCTGACCAAGACCGACAACCTCGCCAGCCTGAACTCGGCGGCCACGGCACGCACGAACCTGGGCCTTGGGAACTCGGCGACTCGCGCCGTCGGAACAGTCGCTGGCACCGTCGCAGCAGGGGACGACTCCCGCCTGTCAGACGCCCGGACGCCGACCGCCCACAAGGCCAGCCACGCGACCGGGGGCAGCGACGCCCTCACCGCAGCCGACATCGGCGCAGACGCTGCCGGGGCTGCCAGTGCCGCGGTCGGTGCACTGTCCGCGCTCACGCAGACTGTGGTCAAGGCGGTCGACGAGTCGCGGACCTCAACGACGACGGTCGCTGACGACGGGCATTTGTTCGCGTCTTTGGAAGCGAATTCGGTCTATCGATTCTCGTCCACGCTGCTGTTCGACGGCCCGGAGTCGGCGGACGCGACGATCACCTACACCGTCCCATCCGGGGCGACCGGCGGATGGGCTCCGTTCGCGGGCACTCTCGGCACGACCGTCCCTGACGGGTCGGCGCAGCTCAAAGTCGCCGCTCGCCAGTTCGGCTCCGGCAGTGACATCGGCGTGATGGCCAGTTCGGCGACCCTGGCAGGGATCATCGCAACCCCGCGAGGCATCGTCACGACCGGCGCGACCCCCGGCCTGCTGCGGCTGCGGTGGGCGCAGCAGACGAGCAACGCGAGCCCAGTCCTCCTCAAGGCCGGTTCCCTGCTGGAGGTCGTCAAGATCTCCGGCAGCGCCCCCGCCGCGTCCGGCATCAACCTGTCGAACGGTGCACCGCAGCCGTCTGATCAGGGTCTGCTGGCCTGGACCGGCGACCCCAACGACGCTGGTCACGTCACCGCCCAGTCGAATGGCGGTGTCGTCGGCCGCGTCACGCTGGTGAAGCTCACCATCAAGGGCGCATCCATCACGTGGTCGAAGATCTGGTTCGGGCTCGCCGGCGTCGACGCTGGCGCCACCCTCGCGAACTGCTACCTCGGGGTCTACAACAGCTCAGGCACCCTCGTCGGCGTCACCGCCGACATCTCAACGTCTCTGATGAGCGGCGCCACCGGAAAGCCCGTCGACCTGATTACACCGTTCACCGCCGCGCCCGGCGAATACTTCATCGCCATGCTGCTCAACGGGACCTGGACCACGAACTCGCTGACCTTCAAAGCGACCGGCGCTGGCATCACCGTGAACTGCGGCCTGACCGCGCCACGCCTGCGGTACTCGAACATGCTCAGCGCCCAGACGAGTCTGCCGTCGACGCTCGACCTCACACAGCAGTCCACGTCGATCATCTCCACCGGCTGGGGCAGCCAGTGGTACGGCGTCCAGTGAGTCGGAGGAGCGATGCCGATGAACGCAGATGAGGCGCTTGGGCACGCGGTCAGACTTCTTGTCCAAGCCGAGCTTGAGCTGACGAACCTGCCCCTGATGGAACGCCTGGACGAACTGGCCAACTCATGGCTGTCACTCGGGGCGATCCTGACCGAGCGGGAACGGACCTAGGAGGTCTCATGGTCGCGTCGAAGGCGCAGCAGGCCGCCACCGCGGAACGCCGCAGTAAGGCCATCCGCCTCAAGATCCAAGGCAAGACCTACACAGAGATCGCCGAACTCCTCGGATACGACTCCAAGGCCTCCGCCTGCACCGACATCAAGCGCGCCCTCGAGAAGCACGTCGTCGAGGAGGGCTTGGCCGTCGAGGCATGGCGGGAACTCGAACTCGCCCGTCTCGACGTCCTGCAGCAGGCGATCTGGCCGGAGGCCATGGAGGGCAGTCCGCGGGCCATCGAGACGGCCTTGAAGATCCTCGACCGTCGGGCCAAGCTCCTGGGTCTCGACAGCGCCGTGAAGCTGGAGGTGCTGACGATCGATGCCCTCGACGCGCAAATCCAGCGACTCGAAGCCGAGCTCGGACGAGCCGGCCTCTCCGCTGCTGACCGCGAAGCTGACCAAGCTGCGCCGTTTGAAGACCCTGCAGGCTGAGGCGCAGCGCCGGGAGTCCGAGCGGCTCAGGAAGATCGACGTATTCGGGCTTCTCGGCTATGTGCCCACTCCTAAGCAGCAGGTCTTCCACGATGCGACCGAGTTCGACGTGCTGTTCGGCGGAAGCGCGGGTGGCGGTAAGACGGTCTCCCTGATCACTGAGGGGATTCGCGCCTGCGTTCGGCATCCCGGTATCCGCGTCGGCGCCTTCCGCCGTACTTACGGCGAGCTCAAGGAGTCCCTGCTCGCTGAACTGTCTAACTACAGCTACGCGGCGGCGCTTGGAGCCACCTGGAACGGAACCGAATACGAGCTCCGCTTCCCTAACGGCAGCCTGCTGATGTTCCGGTACGCCGAATCCGTGAAGGATGCCTCGCGGCGGCAGGGCGGCCAATACCAGCTCCTCATTTTCGACGAGCGAACCCTGACTCCCCCCGACGTCTGCTCTTTCCTCGAATCTCGACTGCGGTCCGGCCGGTCGGACATCCCAGTGCTCGGCATCCGGTCGGGCACCAACCCCGGCGGCCCTGGGCACGGCGCTGTCAAGCTCCGGTACATCCAGCCCACCAACTACGGACAGAACGTCGTCCAAGACGAACGAGGCCGCAGCGTCCGCTTCATCTCCAGCAAGCTCAGCGATAACCCGCACGTCAATCCCGAATACGCCGCTGACCTGCAAGCGCTTCCCGAGAAACTGCGGGCCGCCTTCCTGGACGGAGACTGGGATGTGTTCGCCGGAATGATGTTTCCCGAGCTCAAGCATGATCGACATGTCCTTGAGCCGATCGAGCTCCCCAGCTCTTGGAAGCGGTACAACGGCGTCGACTGGGGCTTCTCGGCCCCGTGGGCTGTCCTGTGGGGTGCGGTCGACGAGGACGGCCGCGTCTGGATCTACCGCGAGATCTACCAGCGCGGTGTCGGCGAGGCGGAGCAGGCCCAGCAGATCCTCGCGGCGGAAGCCCCCGGTGAGCATGTCGCGGTGCGCTTCGCCGATGACGCGATGTGGTCCACCCGCGGCGACGCGAAAGCCATCGCCTCCGTCTACGCTGACAACGGCGTGCACCTGACGGCGGCTGGTAAAGGCGCGGGCTCCCGGGTGACCGGCTGGCAGCGCGTCCGGACTTACCTGAAAGAGGCGCCGGCCTGCTCGCACCACCGCGCGCAGGGCTGGGTGACGTGCCCGATGCTGCACGTCTTCTCGACGGTCACCGACCTGTACCGGGAGCTGTCGGACCTGCCTCACGCCACCAAGGGCGACCCGGAAGACGCCGACACGACTGCCGACGACCACGCCAGCGACGCCCTTCGCTACCTTCTTTCGAACCTGGGCACTGGGCCGGAGTTCCTTGTCCTGGACCAGCCGCCCACAGTTGCCGAGTCCGACCACCTGCAGCCCCTGGGTTCCACGATGGCCGTCCGGCCTGACCCCGACGCGCTGGCCTTCTGGCCTGGCGAGGATGACGACGGCCCACGGCCCGGGGGGACGGTACAGGTCGAATGAGCCTTAGGACGTGGTGGCAGGGCCTGACAGGCGGCCAGACGGAGGTGCTGGAGACGGCGCCGGCGGTGGCACCGGAGCGGTCCGGGTACGAGTACGGGATCGGCCCCGGAGGGCTCACCGAGACTCAGCAGGGCGTTAGCTCGTTCTCGGGCAGCGACCGGCGTAGCACCTTGACTCAGCTGTACGACGCCTACCTTGCCTGCCCCTGGTCCTGGGCCTCGGTCAGTGCCATCGCCCGCACCGTCACCGCGGGCGGCCTGGTCCTGGACTGGGTCACCGACCCCGGTGAGGCGGAGGAGGAGCGGCCCGAGAAGTCACCGGAGGTCCGGCTACTCGAGCGGATGCTCGCCTTCTGCAACCCGCGCGAGAACATCAGGCAGATCCTGCGCGGCGCCATCACCGATCTCCTGGTCTTCGGTGACGCGTTCATCGAGGTCGTCTGGGTCGGCAACCAGCCGGTGGCCCTGTACTCCCTGGACTGCCCGAGCATGATGCCGCTGGCCGACGAGCACGGCAACGTCACTGGCTACGTGCAGGTGACCGAGCGCGGGCAGCGGGCGGTGTTCGAACCGCGTGAGATCATCCACATCAGCCTCGACGCCCCCCGCAGCGGACTCTTCGGGGTATCGCCGACGCAGGCCGCGATGCTGCCGATCACCTCCTGGCTGTTCGCCTCGGCCACCAGCAAGGAGATCTTCCGCAAGGGCTCGCCGCCGCAGATCCACGTCGACTTCCCGGCGTCCGCCCAGCCGGCGGACATCCGCCGCTGGAACGCCCAGTACCAGCAGCAGAACCTCGGCCCGCGGAACATTGGGAACCCGATCGCAACCAAGGGCGGGGCCCAGATCCAGGAACTAGCCCAGTCCCGCACGGTGGACTACCTGAAGTTCCTGGAGCAGCGCCGCGACGAGATCATCGCCACCTACGGGGTTCCCCCAGCGAAGGTCGGGATCATCGAGTCCGGGAACCTCGGCGGCGGCACCGGCGAGAGCCAGGACCGCACATTCATGGTCAACACCTGCCAGCCTCTCGCCGAGCTCATCCTCGAGGCGCTGAACTACCACCTGGTCCTCGCTGGCTTCGGGATCACCGACTGGCAGCTGAAGTTCGCTGACATCGACATGCGGGACTCCAAGACGATCGAGGAGATCCGCGACATGCGACTCCGGTCCGGCGCCTGGACCCTCAACCGCTACCGCGCCGACATCAACGAACCGCCCGTCGAAGGCGGCGACCGTGCGGTACTGGTCGACCGCAGCAATGTCACGCAGTGGGACGACATGGACGCCATGTCCCAGGCTGGCGTCGCCAATCGGCTCAGGGGTACCGACCTTGGAATGAAGGCGGCGGCACTCGACAGTCCAGTAAAGCTGAGCGACGAGCCGGACCCCGAGCGACCGCCGCCGTCCGAGTCCGCCCACCAGCGGTACAGGCGGCGTCTCCGAGAGGCCCTGGCTGCACTCCCGGGAGGCGTCGATGAGCACGCCGCCTGAACCTGCGCCCATCGTCGTCCTGCCGCCTGATCCGCCCGGCCACCCGCTTCGGGCCAAGGACGTCGGTCCGCTGATCCGGAAGCGCGTCGGCTGACTGGGAGGTGATCGTGGCCGCCCAGCATCCGATGCAGCAGCCGGCACGGATCGCCTTCGCCGCGGGGTGGGCGCTGTCCGGGGGCCCGCTGACCCCCAGGGTTCGTGTCGCCTGCGAGACCGCGGTGGCCCTGGCTGTTGAGTCGGCCGATGACCCTGGGATCCTGCAGGCCACGATCAACCTGGGGCGCCTGGAGGGCATGTGGGCGCTCCTCTTTCAGCGGCGCGACCGCCTGCTCGCCGACCACGCCCAGCGTGTCCGCGACGCCTGGCTGCCCCTGGTCAACCGCACAGCCGTTGCGGTCGCCGTCGACCAGCTCCTTGCGGTACTCGGCATCCAGGAGGCGGATCACGGCTGGCTGGACGACATCCGTGTCGCCGCCAGGGCAGCCGCCCGAGCCCTCCTCAGAGCCCTCGCCGGCATGACCGGCTTCGGGGCGCTACGGACCGCCCTGCGTGACGTTCTGGCCGCTGGGCGGGCCGAAGGCATGGTCGAGGCCGTCGCCATCGCGGCCGAACGCGCCTCCCTAATCGGCCTTGACTGGGAGCTCGCCTTCAAGGACGCCTACCAGGCCATGGACAGCCTCGACGACCTTTGGGCCGGCGCGGACGGATGGCTAGGCCGAGTCCTGGACGGGGGCGCCGGGGACCTCGGCCGGGCCCTGGCCGACGGGCTGGAGACCGGGCTGAGCCGCGACGAGCTCATCGATGCGGCCATGGACGTCCTGGCCGCAAAGGAAGGATCAGTGGCATTCGTCGTGGACTGGGCGATGACCACAGCAGCCGACGAGGGCGCTCTGGCGCTGTACCGCGGCGAGGGCGTCCAGCAGATCGAGATCATCACTGCCGCCGACGGTCGCGTCTGCAGCGCCTGCATCGACGCTGAGGCCGGCAGCCCCTGGTACATCGGAGACCAGCCCCGCCTGCCCCTCCACCCACACTGCCGCTGCGTCTACAGCGCCGACGTCTCCGTCGCACACTTCGCAGCCTGGATGGCCTGACCCGAGGAGGAGTCCATGAGCGGCGCCTACGCCCCCGTCGCCCGCACCCTGTGGACCCTCACCGGGTCCGCATCGAGCAGGCTTACCGCTTCCGGCAACAGCGGGCCGATCAACATCAGCGAGACCTGTGACTTGTGGCTGCCGGTATACGTCGCCGGTACCTCGACCGGCACGAGCCCGACCCTGGACGTCCAGCTCGACGTCCAGGACCCAGACGGCAACTGGTTCCCACAGGTCGTCAAGGTCACCCAGCTGACGTCAGCGCCGAACTTCACCAACGCGGCATGCGGCCTGCACATCGGAGGTCTCGGCTCAATGGTGCTGCCGCAGATCTGTCGGGTGACGTGGACGCTCGGCGGGACCAACCCGGTCTTTCCGCAGGCATCGATCTCGTTGGTCGGGAGGTAACCGATGGGCATCCTCGGAACGATCTCCGGCGTCGCCTTGGTCCCCGGGATCAGCCGCAACGGCCGCCTCTACACCGCAGAGGTGATCGGCCGGGCAGTGGCCCGCGCCCAGGAGCGCATCGCCGACGGAGCACAGCCGCTGACGATGTTGTCCCACCATGCGGCGGACGACGACTCGACGCAAATAGTCGGCCGCATCACCAGCATCGAGCAGGACGACACCGGTGCGGCGCGCTACACCGCAGCCATCGTCGACACCGAGCCCGGTCGAACCATCGCCGCCCTGGTCGACGACAGCGATGGCCCGCCGTTTCTGCGAGGCGTGTCCATCCGAGGCGCCTGGGTCGGCAAGGTGCGTCGGGAGGCTGGTCCCGGCGGCACCACCGTCGAGGCCGCCAGCGACCTCGAGCTGGACGGACTGGACTTCACCCGCAAGCCAGGCGTCCCCGGCGCCCGGATCGACACCTACACGCCTGCCGGTAGCCAGCCGGAGGAGACTGCGGCGCCCGATGGCCGGGTGCTCATCACCGAGTCAGTACAGGAGGCGCTGGTGCACACCGTCAGCGAAGCAGCCGCCGAACCGGCGGCCGTCGAGTCGGCGGGTCCCTACGCCGACCCCGGCTATCAGGCCGACAAGGAGAAGCGCTACCCCCTCGACACCAAGGCCCGCGCCAAGACGGCCTGGGCCCGTGTGCACGAGTCGGAGGTCGCCCGCGGCTACACGGCCGCCCAACTCAAGCGGATCCGGCAGCGAGTAGCCAAGGCTCTCCGCGGCCACGGCGTCGAAGTGGCCACCCAGGAGGGCTGGCTCATCGACCCGATCGGCCACGTGTCCGAGGAGGTCGCCGAGTGTCTCGGCTTCTCCGACGACCCGAGCCACGGCGGCTCGATGTCGATCAGCCTCACCAACGGGCCGACGACGGTCACGGTCACCTCGTACTGCGTCGACCCCCACGACCTCGACGCCGTCGGCCGCGCCGCCATGGCCGGCGCCTGCCAGGCCATCGTCGCGATCGACCCCGACCTGGACGCCGACATTGACGCAGGTAGGGCGGAGCCTGACGGCGCCGACGGCGACCTGGAGGACGACGCCATGGAGACCACCCCCGAGCCCGCGACCGCCGTACCCCCGGCCGTCGAATCCACCCAGGAAACGGAGACCGCCATGGCGGAGTCCATCACCCCGGCCGCCGAAGCGGCCCCGGCCCCCGCGACCGCCGGGGTCCACCTCACCGACGATCAGTTCAAGGCCCTGCTCGCCGCTGTCGCCCCGCAGCAGGCGCCCGTCTCGGCTCCGGTCGAGACGGCTCCGGCGGAGACGGTCGCCGAGACGGCGCCCGCAGTCGAGGTGACCGAGACCCAAGAGCAGCGGATCACCCGGCTCGTCGCCGAGGGCATCGCCGCAGCCCTCCCGCAGGCGGTGCAGGAGCACGTCGAGGCGACCGGAGGGCCGGCCCGCAAGGGGTTCGTGGCGCCGGTCACCGAGACCGCTGGCGGCACGACGGCATCGGGGCTGCCCGAGGACTGGCCGCAGAAGCCGCTCCACGAGTACACGCCCGAGGAGTGGCGTCAGACCGGCGGCAACGCCATCGTCGGAGCGATCCTCGGCGGCCGACAGCCCTCCCAGGGCTGACCGCTCTACGCCCCATCAGGCTTCTCTGACCGCCAGCCCAGCTGGTGCCTTCCGGCAGTGATGGTCACCCAGCCCCGCCCCCGCGCGGGGCTTCGTCGCATCCACACCCCTCCCGAAAGGCACCACCATGTCCCAGGCCGAACTCCGCGAGGCACTCACCGCCGCGGGCGCCGCACCCCTCGTCAACACCGTCATCGATCCGATGCTGCTGGAGTACCAGCGCCGGTACGCGCCGCTCGTGCGCGCCATCACCTCGAAGAAGTGGGACTCGACGGTCTACTACTTCAACCAGCGCACCCAGCGGGCCACCGGCGGCTTCGTCACCGACGGCGGCGCCCGCCCCGTCTCCAACAGCACCTACATCCAGAACAGCTTCCCGATCCGCAACATGCAGGCCGTCGGCGCCGTCACCGGCTACTCCCAGGCCGTCACCCGCGGCCTCGTGCAGGACCTGAAGCAGCAGGAAATCGAGGGCAGCATCCAGGGCCTGTACTGGGACATCGAGAACGCGATGCTGTGGGGCAATTCAGCCTCCACCACGTTTGGTGCCTACCCCCAGTTCGACGGCCTCGACTCGCTCGTCGCCAGCTACTCCGGCAACGCGCAGAACGCCATCGACTTCAACGCGTCCCTGTCCCTGGGGGCCCTGGACAAGCTGATCGACCTGGTTGAGCAGCAGGCCGCCATGGCCATCCAGGACTCGGCGTGGATGCTCGTCATGTCCCCGACCGCCGCGTCCAAGGTCGCGCAGCTCCTGCAGTCGCAGCAGAGGTTCTCGGACAAGGTGGAGGTCGCCGGCGGCCTCAACGTCCCCACCTACCGCGACGTCCCCATCGTCAAGTCCTCGTTCCTGTCGGCGCGCGGCTACTCCATGGGCACGGTCACCACGGCCACCGCAACCACCGGCGGCACGCTCGCGGCGGCGACCTACTACTACCAGGTCGTCCCCGTCATCGCCCGGCAGGGAGAGATCCAGCCCTCCGCCGAGGTGTCCCAGACAACCACCGGCTCCACCTCCACGGTCACCCTGTCGTTCTCCACCCCGACGGGCCTGGACGGCTCCCAGCCGAACGTCTACAAGGTCTACCGGTCCACCGCGGCCGGCGCCGAGACGCTCCTCGGCTACGTGGACGCGGTCGTCGGCGTCGGTGCGGACGGCGTCACTCCCGTCCTGACGGTGTCGATCGTCGACGACGGCACCAAGCTCACCCCGAAGAACGGCTCCACGGTCCCGGCCGCCGGCCCGGCGACCTACGTCGGTACCAACGCCTCCGCCAAGCCGTCCGCCGCGGGCCAGGAGAACATCTACCTCATGTCGCGCGACCCGAACTTCGTCGTGCGGCCCTACGTCCGGGAGCTCACTCCACTAGATGTGTACCCGACCGTGACGGGCCCGGATCAGCTGCCCTACGCCATCGTGTCGGACACGACGCTGGCCGTCCGGGCGAGCAAGTACCTCGGCAGGCTCAGCCGCGTAACCACCACCCTGTCCAGCTGATCCCCTCCAGGTGCGTCGGCTCACGTCGGCGCACCCGCTAACCACTGAAGGAGGAGCCCGATGGCTCTCATCCGCAAGGCGTCGGCCGGCAGCGACAGCTTCGGCCACACCTGGGCCAAGGACGGCGCGGTCGTCGAGATCGCCGACGGCGAGCAGATCGCCGCGCTCATGGTGATCCCCGACGGCGGCTTCAGTGAAGTTACGCCCGACGGCAAGCCGGAGGACGCTCCTGCGGGCGAAGACGCCCAGGCTGAGCTGTCGGAGGTGGACCCGGCCGACGAGGACATCGAAGCGGACCGTCCGGCCGCCAGGAAGACCGCGGCCCGCAAGACGGCCGCCAGCAAGCCGGAGTAGGCCATGGCCGCGGACACTCCGGTACCCCTGGCCACCGCGTCCGACATGGCCGCCGGCCAGTTCGCCGACCTGGTCCGCGACTACTCCGCCGACGCCCTCACCCAGCTCATGATCGAGGCCACCCGGCAGTGCGAAGGGATCGCGGGCCGTCGGCTCGCACCGTTCTCGAGCTTGCCGGAGTCCCACCGCGCCACTGGCATCGACCCGGACGAGCTCACCGACGCCGGATCGATGCCCCTGGACCTGCAGGGCACGGTCGGGCGTTCCTACGCCACCTCCCTCGGCGTGGGCGACCAGGTCAGGCACGTCTGGCTCGCCGAGTACGCACCGCGGTACCCGGAGATGTGGACCTACTCCAACCTGCGCGTGACGTTGCTGCGGTCCTACGGCGGCTCACAGACGGTCGCGGCGGCCACGCTGATCGGCGCTGAGCCGGACTCCGGGCACATCTGGTTCAGCCTGGGGACCTTCCTGCCTGTCGGCTCGCTGATCAGGGTCCTTTACGACGGCGGCTACACCACCGTCCCCGCGGACCTGGGGCGGGCATGCAAGCTTCTCGCGGCCAGCCTTGCCCTCGGAGAGATCGATCCTGCTGGGACGCAGTTCGGGCATGACCGTGGAGTGCTCTCCGCGCAGGCCGAGGCGATCCTCTGCTCCTACCGGCACGTGTGAGGGGGCGCAGGTGAGTAGCGCTGATGCGGTGGCCCGTGAGACTGCCTGGCTGACCAGCTTCGACCCTGCCGACGGACTGCCCGCTCTTCTGGCCGGCCAGGACGGGCCGTTCGACGTCCTGCAGGCGTACCTCCCCCGGACGCCACTGCAGCGGCGCCGGCAGCTGTACGTCGTGCGGCGCCAGCTGCAGGAGGTGCGGACCGCGCACGTGCGCAGGATGGCCCGCCACCGCTTCGCCCTGCGGATCGTCTGGCCAGCCTCAGCCCCGTCTGGGGCGGCGGAGGAGCCGCAGCGGGCCCTGGACAGTGCCGTCGAGCTGGTGCTGCAGCGGATTGGCGGCCTGATGCTCGACAAGACACACGGCGGCAGATTCCTCAGCGTCGCTGAAGACCCGGCGGAGGTCATCGTCGAGTTCGACGACCCCGAGCCGAGCCTCCGCGACCGAGCAGACCTGACCTGCACCATCAGCTACTCGGCAGACGACGCCGAGATCAACGGCTGAACCCGCCCCTGCCCCCGGACCGTCTGGCCGGGGGCTTTCCCACGCCCCGACATCGGGAGAGCCCTGTGCGCCAGCGCAACGACAGCGGCAGCGTGTGGCATTTCGCCGCGACGCCCGCCACCGACGACCAGCCCGAGCAGCCGCCCTACAGCGTCGAGCCGGGCGACACCGCCGACTATCCGCAGCTCCTCGACGGCTGGACGCCCGTCAACGAACTACCCGCCGCAACGAAGGCCCGAGGCAAGAAGACCACCGACGACGAGGGAGGTGAGCCGCAGTGACGCTCCTCTCCCGGCTCGGCTGGATCGGCATCGCCAAGGAAAGCGTGCAGGGCACATTCCTGGCGCCCACGTTCTACCTGCCCGTGATCAAATCGGACTTCAACGTCGAGTACACGCAGCTCAAGGACACGAGCTACCGCGCGAACGACACCAATTTGCAAGGCCTGTACCAGGGCGTCGGCGAGACCTCGGCCAGCCTCGAACTGTCCGCGTACCCGGACTGCCTGGGCTACTTCCTGCGCATGATCGGTCCCGACACCGTCACCCCCGGCGTCAGCACGACACTGTCGTCGTCTTCGCTGGCCGGTGCCACATCCATCTCGACGGCCGCCACGATCCCCGCCGGTTCGACGATCCGCATCGACACGGCCGCGAACACCGAGTACGCGATCACCGGCACCCCGACGGGTTCCGGCCCGTACACGATTCCGATCGTCACCCCGACGACTGGCCTGACGCTCGCCCACTCCTCGGCTGTGGCGGTGCAAGCGGCGACGACGCACACGTTCAAGCAGTCGACCTCAGTGGCCAAGCCCACGTACAGCCTCGTCGACAACAACACGTTCGAGAGCTGGGGCTATCCCGGCTGCATGCTGTCCGAGGTCGGCCTCAAGATCGACCCGAAGGGATCGGCGACCCTCGACGCCAAGCTCACCGGCTGGATCGGCGCCGTCCAGACCGGCCTGGCCGCGCCCACCTTCACCGCCGTGCAGCCCATGCTCGGCTGGCAGTGGGCCATGACCAACGCGGGCGGCACCTCCACCCGCGGCCTGTCCTACGACCTGACGCTCAAGCGCGCCACCGACGCCATCCACGCCTCCAACGGCTCGCAGCAGCCGCGCGAGGTGTTCGCCGGCGTCCTGGACGCCGACATCAAGTACAAGGCGATCTACGAGTCGGACACCGACTACAACCTCTACCTGCAGGCGCTGCAGACGCAGCCGACAACCGCGGTCCTCACCCAGCCCGTCAGCGCGGGCGGCGCGTCACTGACCCTGACCACGACCGCGCCCGGCTGGGCCAAGGGCGGCTACGACAAGGGTGGCGTCTACGTGACCGCCGACTTCGAGATCAACGGCATCTACAACTCCACGGACGCCGGCGCCATCCAGGCCGTCCTCAAAAACTGGGTCACCTCGGCCTACTGATCCCCGGACTCCCCGGCCGTGCCGCACGTGAGGGCGTCACGGCACGGCCGGGGTCTGACGCCCTCGACGCCCTCAGCACAGGAGAATCACCATGGCTGGCTACAGCACCCCCTACGTCCTGCTCCAGTTCCCCGAGCTCGGCGAAGACGTGTCCGTCCTCATCCGCAACCCCCAGCTCCTGGCGCCGGCAGAGGTCACTCCCAAGGATGTGCCTCTCGACGAGCGCGGGCAGCCCCTGGACCAGCAGGAAGCCCAGAACGCGATGTACGAGGTCTTCGCCCGCGTCATCGTCGCCTGGAAGGTATACGACGGATCCGCGGCGGCCCCCGAACTGACAGAGGACGCGGACCCGGTCGCCCTGTACGAGTCGCTGAACGCGTCCCCCGACGCCCAGCCCCGGCTCGGCCCCATCACGATCGACAACATCGCCCGGATGCCGCTGCGGATCATCAACCGGATCGGGGAGGAGCTCGGCCGGGTCGCGGACCCTCAGTAGGCCCCGGCTCCCCGTACTACGAGGACGTCCTCCTCCCGATCGAATCGATCATCGAGGGGACATGGGGCAGCAACGACGCCCCGGCCGAATGGGCCGACTTCATCCTGATGCGCCGCATGCACTGGTCATGGGAGCAGCTGCAGGCCACGCCGCTGTATGTGCGACGGTACTGCCTCGACACCCTCAGCATGATCGCCGAGCGGGAACGGCGAGAAAACGAGCGGGCCCAGGCCAAGGCAGACCGGGCGGGAGGCTGACATGGAACTCCGCGCCGGCCTCTTCACCCGCCTCTTCGCCGAGATCTCCGCCGACGGCCAGCTGAAATCGAGGACGTTCCTGACTCAGCTGGCCAACGCCATCGAGAAGCAGGCCAAGGTCAACGCCTCATCAGGGGCGCACCGGAGGGGAACGCCCACACCTGCCAGCCCGGGAACCGGGCCTGCGGTCATCTCCGGCACTCTGCGCCGTTCCATCACCCACAGCCCGGTCACGCTTACCGGGACCGGCTGGGAGACGAAAGTCGGCACGGGGGCGGGGATCTCCCCGCCCTACGGCCGCACGCCGGCCAGCAGGTACGGACTCGCCCTCGAGACGGGCCTGCGCAACGGCGTCACCTACCCGTTCCTCAAGCCTGCCTACCAGTTCGGGATCACGATCGTGGCCCCGCAGCTGTACGTGAGTATCTACCGCGTCGGCTGGCCCCGCCTCTGAACCACCACCGCTGACGATGAGAGGTGGTGGCTGTGGCTGAGGTCGCCGATCTTTTCGTCCGGCTGCGGGCCGAGACCGCCCCTTTCACCGCCGGCATGGCTGCGGCCTCGCGCGGCGGCGAGACGTTCATGGCCCGCATGGGCGGCGTCCAGGGCCTCCTGACGAAGGTCGGGCAGGCGACGACCGTGGTCGGTCTCGCGTTCGTCGCCTACGGGGTGAAGGCTGCGGGTGACTTCCAACAGCAGATGAACCTGCTGGTCACGGCGTGCGGCGAGTCGCAGTCGAAGCTCAAGATGGTTTCCGACGGGGTCATGTCGCTGGCCCGCCAGACCGGTACGTCGACGGGCCAGTTGGCCGAGGGCATGTACCAGGTCGAGAAGGCCGGTTACCGGGCCGGTGACGGTCTGCAAGTCCTCAAGGCTGCGGCCCAGGGCGCCCGTGAGGAAGGCGCCGACCTCAAGGACGTCACCAACGCGATGACCAGCGTCATGGCGTCGTACCACCTCGAGGCTTCCGACTCGGTGCGCGTGATGAACGCCATCAAGACCGCGGCCGGCGAAGGCAAGATGACGATGCAGGAGTTCTCCGGATCTCTGGCCACGGTCATCCCCATCGCCTCCGCCAACAAGGTCAGCTTTGCGGAAGTCGGCGGCGCCATCGCCACGCTCACGCAGCACGGCACCTCGGCCCGGGAGGCCACCCAGGAGCTCGCCTCCACGATCCGCGGTCTGGCCGCCCCCAACGGCGTCGCGGTCCAGGAGATGCAGCGGCTCGGCCTGTCCTCGACCGACGTGTCGACCAAGCTGGGTGAGCGGGGCCTGACCGGCACCCTCGACCTGCTGTCGCAGACGGTCCTGTCGAAGATGGGGCCGTCCGGAACCCTGCTGCTGGACAGCTTCAATCAGACGAAGCAGGCGGCGGCCAACGCCGAGACGATGATCAAGTCGATGCCGTCGAGCATCCAGAACCTGGCCCGCTCCTACGCGGCCGGGTCGATCTCACTGGGCGATTGGCGCAAGGAGCTCAAGACTTTGCCGCCGGAGCAGGCGAATTTGCTCACGCAGTACGCCACGCTGCAGAACAAGACCAACGGGTTCAGCGCGGAACTCAAAAAGGGCGGGCCGGCCGCCCAGACGTACACCGAGGCCATCAAGAAGATGACCGGTGGCGCCATCGGCCTCAACACCACCCTGCAGCTGACCGGCGAGAATGCGGAGGGTTTCAAGGAGCGCGTCGCGAAGGTCGGCCACTCCTTCAACGACGCCGGCAAGGACGTCGAAGGATGGGCGATTACCCAGCAGTCTTTCAACGTTCAGATGGGCCGCCTGAAAGAAGCAGTGACGACCGCCGCGATCGTCGTCGGCACGAAACTGATCCCGGTGATCCTCAAGGTGATCACCTATTTTGAGAAGAACAAGCCGGCTGCCATCGCGCTCGCCACGGTCATCGGCGTCATCCTGGTCGCTGCGATGGCGGCCTTCATCGCGTCCTTGTACGCGATGGCAGCTGCGGCTGCGGTCAACCCCGTCACCTGGATCATCCTGGGCATCGTCGCCCTGATCGCGGTCATCGTCCTGCTGGTCACGCACTGGACCACGGTGTGGAACTGGATCAAGTCGATCGCCGAGACGGTAGGACATGCGGTCGTCGCAGCCTGGGACTGGGTCAAGAACGGCACCATGTCGATCTGGAACGGGATCGTCGAGAAACTCAAGGGCGCCTGGAACAGCATCGTCGGTTTCTTCTCCTCCGCCTGGCATCGGGCGGTCGATCCGCTCGTCGCCGGCTGGAATTGGATCGCGAACATCACCACGCAGATCTGGGACCGGATTACCGCTTTCTTCCGCAAATGGTGGCCCCTCCTGCTGGTCCTGTTCGCACCGTTCATCGCGATCATCATGTCGATCTGGAATCATTTCCACACTCAGATCATCGGCACCGTGATGAACGTCTGGCATGCCGTCTCCAGCTGGCTTTCGCAAAAATGGCTTGAGATCAAAGTGCTTGCGACCTTCCTCTGGAACCAAGTCAAGACAACGATCATCAACCCGATCATGTCGGTCTGGCATGAGATCATGGCCGTCTGGAACAAGATCTCTGGCTGGCTGGCCCAGAAGTGGCTTGAGGTCAAGGTCATGTGCACTTACCTCTGGAGCCAGATCAAGTCGGCCATCATCACGCCGATCGTCGGAGCCACCCTGGCTGTCGACGCTCAGATCATCAAAATCGGTCAGTACATCTGGAACGGCCTCAAAGCCGCTTGGAACTCGGTCAAAAGCATCGGCTCCTGGTTCCTCGGTATCGGCCGTGACATCGTCAACGGCATCATCGACGGCGTCAGCGGAGCCGCAAGTGGGCTCTACAACACACTGAAAAACCTGGCCCACAATGCGCTGCAGTCGGCAAAAAACTTCCTTGGCATTCACTCGCCAAGCCGACTGTTTGCGGAGCACGTTGGCGGACCGATCGCCCAAGGCGTGGCAGCGGGAATCGACGCGCACGCCGGAACCGCAGTCTCTTCCGTCCGGGCCATGTCAGGCCTCCTGGCCGGCCAGGAGGTCGGCGTGCCAGGCCTGGCATTCGCCGGCACAGCCGGGGTCGGCGGCGGGGCAGGCACCCATGTCACGAACATCAACATCACCGTGCAGGGCAGCGTCGCCACCATCGACGGGATCGCCCGAGAGATCGAAACAGCCTTCCTCCAGCGCGGCATGCGGAACCCGACCACGTACCAGAACTACGCACGCCGCTGACGTTGTCCGTTCATGCGCCACACGGCGCCTCACTCCTTGGGAGGCGCCGTGCCCAACCCCAAGATCTCGACCCTCGTCGAGGCGTTCATGGCAGGCGCCCTCAATACGAGCTTGTGGAATTCGATCACTGGAACCGCCACGCTCGACACCACCGTCGACATGGTCACCCTCGCCCAGCCCACGACCAGCGGCGCCACCAACTCCTTCGGTTCCACGAACTTGTACGACGCCACCAGCAGCAGCGTCTACGCCCTGGTCACGGCCGTCGCGACCGGTAATGGCAACACCAAGACCGCCCTCGTTTTGCGGGTCGACGCCAACAACTCCGTCGCTATCAGGGTTGAGTCCGGCATCCTCGAATTCACCCTGCAGACGGCAGGCGTCACCACCACGACGATGCTCGGCTCCTACGACGGCCACAATCACCGCTGGTGGCAGCTCCGGGAATCCGCAGGCACCTGGTACGCCGACACCTCCATTGACGGCATCACTTGGACCACGCAGACCAGCAGCGCCTACAGCTGGGCCGCATCCGCGACCGCCATGACGTTCGCGTTCCAGACCTCGGCCGGGGCGACCGAGGTCGCCGGCCTCACCGCCTCGATCAGCTGCATCAACACCCGGATGGGCGGGCCCAACAATCCGAACTGGCCGCTGATCGAGGACGGCTGGGGAGCCTTCTGGACCGCGGCCACCCCCTCACCGGCGGACCGGTTGGTCGACGTCACACAGCGCACCATGGGTTCAAGCAGCATCCAGCGGGGACGGCAGTACGAGCTCGACCAGGTCCGCACTGGTGAACTGTCGACCGCACTGGCGAACAGCGACGGTGTCCTCGACCCCACCAATGCGACGAGCCCTTTCGCAGGCCGCATCGCGCCTTACCAGCCGTACCGCAAAAGGGCCCAGTGGCCCGAGACTGTCAATCTTCTCTCGCAGATCATGGCGAGCGGTGGTGATCTGGGCGGGTACGCCGTCGGCTCTACGGTGTTCTCCGCGAATATCTCCAGCAATACGGATCCGAGTGGCACCGGCGCTGTCACTGCCTCCAGCACGGCATGGCAGGGCGCCACCGTGCTGGCATTCTCCGTGCCGTCCGGAAGCGCCGCGCCCACTCGGATTTGCCACACCCTGCAGGCCGCCGTACTTCCAGGCCAGACGTACACGATGCAGATGCGGGTCCGAAACGTAACCGCTTCCACCTCACTGCAAGTCAAGGCTGGCATCGGCTGGTACGACGCCACAGTGGGAGGGACGGCAGCAAATTTCACCTATGGCAGCACGGTGACGCTGACGGGATCGGCTACGGCCGCCTGGACGCTGATCACCGTGACCGCCACCGCACCGCCCAACGCAGCGGGGATCAACGCCGGCGTCATGGTGGCCGCCGCAGCCGCCGCCACATGCAGCGTCCAGGTCGACGGCTGGCAGCTAGAGCGCGGCACTGCGGCGACCGCCTGGGTGCAACCGGGCGTCTGGTATCCCATGTTCTCGGGGTTCGTGGAGCGGTGGCCATCCAGTTGGAAGGATGGCGTGTACGGGACTGTGTCCCCAAACTGCGTCGATGCTTTTGCCCTGCTCTCGCAGGTAGGCCTATCTGATCCCCTCACCCAAGAGATCAACATCAACAGTCCGAGATTTCTGTACAAGCTGGACGACCCTCAGGGATCAGACGGAGCAAGTGATGCCACAGGGAACTATCCTCAAGCCACGGTCGCCAACTCGAAATATGGGCCAGGCTCTCTGACTTTCGGCAATCAGATCGCCTCAAATAGCGCCAACGGCGGCTACACGGGCAGCTCGGGCACGGTCGTCAGTATCGCCAACCCGTATCCAGGCGAGGCCCTGGCTGCCCCAGCGACCTTCCTCAAGCTAGGCGCCGCCGGCATCAAGGGCCCGGCAGATCCGACCATGTTCGTTCGTTTCCTCGCCTTCCGGTATACGGGACCGACCATCGTCTCGGCCGCGTATCTCTGGTCGTGCATGGATAACCAGCGCACGGCAGCCGGTGCAACCGGCTCCCGCCTGTATTTGTGCCTAGACGTGACAGGAAAACCCACGTTGGTCCTGTTCGGCCCCGCAGGTTTCGGCAACGTATACACGGCCGGCGGTGCGACCAACTGCATGGACGGGAACTGGCATTTTCTGCTCTTCGGGTACAATCAGGCCACTGCCCAGGTGCTCTTTTCGCAAGACGGGGCGACAGCCTCCTACTACGGTTCCATCCCCTCTACCCATGCACCGACAGGGCTCATCAGCGACAACCTCGGCGGATTCGTCGACGCAACGGTGGGGGACGGAACAACCGTCAACTTTCAGGGAGATATCGCATTCGCGGGCGAGTTCACCAAGTGGGTTTCTTCAGCGAAAATCACAGGCCTTTACCAAGCCTGGAAGAGCGCGTTCACCGGCGAATCGACCAGCAGCCGTTACGCCCGCATACTCGCCTACGCAGGCTGGACTGGCCCCAAGTCGGTTCAGACGGGACTGACAACGTCCATGGGGGCTGCGGACTTCGGTGGCCAAGATGCTCTCTCTGCTCTGCAGGGCGTCGTGGATACGGAAGGAGGTGCCCATTACGTTGACGCGGCCGGAACGGTCACCTTCCGAGCGCGGTCGTCCCGCTACAACGCGCTGACTCCTCAATACATTTTTGGTGAGCGTGCCGATCTAGGCGAGTACCCCTACGAGGACTGCAAGCTCGATTTCGATCCGACACGCCTGTCCAACACGGTCAAGGTGACCCAGAAGGCCACGGGGCAGGTCTTCGCTGCCCAGGATCAGGCTTCGATCGCAGCGTATTTCCCGCGCCCCCTGTCCCGGACCATCAACACCTCTTCGGCCGCCGAATGCCAGGATGCGGCCAACTACCTGCTGTCCCGGTACAGGCAGCCCGTCTCGAGAATCAACACGCTCAAGCTGCACCCTTCTGCCCAGCCCGCCCTATGGCCGGTCTTGCTCTCGCTGGAGCTAGGAAGCCGAGTACGGGTCATCAGAAGGCCACCCAACAGCCCTGCCATCCAGATCGACGCATTCGTCGAATCCATCAACTGGCAAACAGACGACCGTGGTGAAGCCTTCGCCATGCTCCAGTGCAGCCCCGTCGATCTCACCCCCTACGGCCTTTTTGCCGCATGGCACACCACACTGAATACAAGCGTGGCGTCCGGGGTGACCAGCATCGTCGTCAACGCCTCCGCCGATACCACCAACCCGCTGGCCGCGCAGCTCGGGGCCGGGCAGCAGATCGTCCTCGGGCAGAACACGGCGAATCAGGAAACCGTCACCGTCTCCGCGGTCGGCACGACCACGGCCGGATGGGCGTCGGCGACGATCACGCTGACCGCGGCGACAACGAAGGCGCACGCCGCCGGAGACCTGATCTGCGAGCCGCTCCCGGCCGGGACGACCGACCCCGCAACGTGGGACGCCGGGACGAAATTCGATTCCACCGCCTTCGCCTACTGACTCTGGAGGCCTCATGCCGGGACTCGCGGCACCCACCCCCGCCCAGGTCGTGCCCGGGCAGTACATCACCGGCGCTCTATGGAATGCGAACGTCTACAACGGACTCACGTTCCTCGCCAACGCGCCGTTCTTCATCGGGCAGCAGCAAGTCGTGCAGTCCGTGGCGAATGGAACTTGGGCGGTGCTGACCTTCGACAGCGAGATCATCGACACTTACGGAGGGCATTCCACCGTCTCCAACACCTCGCGATATACGTGTCAAGTGGCCGGCTGGTATCGGGTCGGTGGCCGGGCCGCGTTTGCCACTAACGGCACTGGCTCGCGGGGTGCCCGCGTTCACGTCAATGGGGCGTTCATCCAAGGCGCCGCCAACCTCCTCGGCGCGGGCACCCTGAACGGCATCGTCGAGGTCTCCCACCTGCTCCAGTTGGCTGTCGGCGACTACGTCGAGATCGCGGGCGGCCAAAATTGCGGCGCCGCCCTCTCGACGGCCTTCGCGAACGAGGCCGCGAGCATGATGTACGTCATCTGGGAGCACGCGTGATCACCTGCAAGTGCGGCCAGGCCGCCGTTGTCCAGTGGAAGCGGCGCCCCTTCCCCGACGAAGCGAGCCGCCTCGTCGAGCGTGCGCCCGACACCTCCGCGTTCATTCCGGTCTACGCGTGCGCCGACCACGCCCTCACCCCCGCCGCGGCCGCACTCACCCACCAGGCCTCATGCACGGGCCCCGGTAAGACTGCCGCCTGCGACTGCACTCCGGAACAGGAACCCGTGCCGGATTTCCCCGGCGACCCCGCCAAGCCGAAGAAACGCCTACCGCCCGGCTGGTAACCCCCACCCCGAGCCCGACCCGGCTCGCGCTGCCCTGGAGGGTGCATGACCCACATCGAACTACTGCCGGCCCAGGCCTCACAGCTCGGGCGGCACATTGAGCACGATCCCCGGTCCTTGGGTTTCGCGCACGGGGTCCTCCCCAAGGCCGCCATCACGCCGGTGGCCTGGACCCGGCGGATACCCGTTCTCGACCAGGGACAGCTCGGCGCGTGCACGGGCAACGCCGGCGTTGGCCTCCTCGGCACGGACTCGGCTGTCCGGCAAGGTCGAACGTCTGTCACCGTCACCCCGGCCGCGGCTGCCGCCTCGCACGGCAGGTTCACAGCCGGAGACCACGCCCTCGACGAGGCGTTCGCGGTCGCCCTGTACTCCCTGGCCACGGTCCTCGACGCGGTGCCCGGCCAGTACCCTCCCGCCGACACCGGCTCGTCGGGCCTTGGCGTCGCAAAGGCCCTGAAAGCACTCGGTCTGGCCAGCAGCTACAGCCATGCATTCGCGCTCGCGGCTCTCACCAGCGCCCTGCAGTCCGGGCCCGTGATGATCGGGATTCCGTGGCTGAACAGCATGTACGAACCTGCGGCGGACGGTCGGATCACTGTCGACCGCTCCTCCGGCGTCGCCGGCGGCCACGAGGTCGAGCTGAACCGGTACGACGGCACTGGCGAGTACTGGATCACCAACTCGTGGGGGTCGTCGTGGGGCCACGACGGGTCCGGCTACCTGACCGCTGATGACCTGGCGTGGCTCCTCTCCCAACAGGGCGACGTCACGATCCCGACCTGGACCATCCACGAACGGCCGTCACCGAAGCGCTGCCGGCTTGGCAGCGCCTGGCAGGCCATACGCACCAGAAAGTGAGGCCCAGATGGGCATCCTCGGACAGGACTGGGCCTCCTACCAGAGCAGCACACCCAGCACGGCTGGCCTGTCCTTCGCCTTCGTCAAGATCACCGAAGGCCTGAGCTACATCAACCCCAAGTGGGTCAGCCAGCGGAACCACGCCAAGGCAAACGGGCTGGTCTGGGGCGCCTACCACTACCCCCACATGGGCAACGACGCCAAAGCCGAAGCCGACTACTTCCTCAATCAGGTGGCCTGGCAGCCCGGCGACGTCGTCATCCTCGACTGGGAGGGCTACGACGAGGCCAACGCGGGCGTCAGTAAGGCAAGGCAGCTCGCCTACAAGGAACAGTGGCTCCGCTACGTCAAGGCGAAGCTCCCGCGCAACCCCGTCGGCATGTACTGCAACACCGACTACTGGCGCAACGTCGACCAGGGCGGCTACTGCGGTGACTTCCTGTGGATCGCCACCGCGGGACGCAAGGCCGGGGACCCCGGCATCAAGGCCTCGTGGATGTTCCACCAGTACACGGATAGTCCGATCGATACGGACTTCTGCCCGCTCAACAGCACGGCCGAGCTCCGCGCCTGGGCTCGCAGCTTCGCCTCACCCAACCCCCAGGAGGACATCGTGACCCCCGAGGACATTCAGGCCGTCGCGGCGGCCGTCTGGAACTACCAGTTGCCGAACCTGAACGCGGACGGATCCCGCGCGGGTACGTCCAAGGCTGCGTATTGGTGGCTCGTCTGGCAGGACGTCTTCCAGGTCCAGACGATCAATGCGATCCACGCGGCTGCCCTCACCCCGGAGGAGATCAAGCAGGCCCTCGTGGACGGCACGCTCAAGGTCGAGGTCTCCGTCGTCGCGAAGCCGTCAGGCGCCTGACCCGTACCGACCCCCGTACCTCGCCATTCACCCCACCCAGAAACGGACCACCATGAAGATCTTCGGCCGTGAACCGGCTCTCATCTTGGGCTTCGTCGCCGCACTGGTGAAGCTCCTCGGCTACCAGTTCGACGTGAGCGCCGGCACCCAGACCGCCATCAACGTGGTGGCAGCCTCGATCGTCGGCCTCATCCTCGCCGTCATGGCTCGGGACGGAGCCTGGGCCGCCGCTCTCATGCAGCTCGCGCAGGCTGTCATGTCCCTCTTCGTCGGCCTTGGCCTGCACTGGTCCGCCGACAGGCAGGCCTACGTCATGGCCGCTATCGCCGCGGCGCTGGCCCTGTGGGAGCGGACGCAGATCACCGCGCCCGTATCCAGCACGGCCCTCGAGCGGTCGAGCCTCGTCAAGCCCGCCCCGCTCACAGGCGTGTAGGTGAGGTGCCGTGCAGCCCGGCGGCTCCACCGCATGCTGGGCCGCCGCGGCACGTTCCTCGCCATCCTCGGCGTCGGTAAGACCTGCTGGGGGATCTCCTTCTACGTGCACCCGCCCCTGCTGCCGCCCACGCCCGGCCTGTGCCATTGGGCGTGGATCTGGATCGCCGCAGGGGTCGTCACGTTCACCAGCGCGTTCCTCAAGGTGGGACGCGATCGATACGGATTCGCCGCCGCACTGGTGCCGCCGTCAGTGTGGGCGATCGCATACCTCGCCGCCGCCATAGGTGGCGATTACCCCCGCGGCACATGGGTCGCGATCTGGTACCTCACCTCCCACGTGGGGGTGATCCTGTGGGCCGCGACGGTGCCCGAGCACTCCGTGCCCAAGCTTCCGCGCGGCCGGAGAGCTGAGGGCGGATGAGCGACGTGTGGGCTGCGGTAGCGACGGTCAGCGGCGCGGTGCTGACACTGCTCGGTGTTGTGTTCACGGCGCGGTCGTCGCGGGCGGCGGCAGCGGCGTCGGCGCGGGCCACGGAGGTGGCGGCCGTCGTACAGAGCGAGCCAGCCCAGCGGACCGCAGACCTCGAAGCGTTCAAGGAGATCCGCGAGAAGCAGCGGCAAGACCTCGCCGAGACTCGCGAAGAAGTGCGGTCCCTTCGGTCGCTCGTCAGAGCCTTTGTCTTCTACGTCGGGGACCTCACCACGCAGATGAGTCAGGCAGGCATCGAGCCGCCCGCGCCCCCGGAGAGGATCACCGAGTACAACCGAACTGGAGTCTGATGATCGGCACCCTGTTGGCTCACCTGGTCGGCGACTACCTCATCCAGTCGCATTGGATGGCGAACGAGAAGACGAAGCGCTGGTGGCCTGCCTGGGCGCACGCGCTCACCTACGGACTCCCGTTCCTGCTCGTCACCCAGTCGCCAGCAGCCCTCGCGGTCATCGTCGGCACGCACGCCGTCATCGACCACTACCGGCTCGCCCGGCATGTCGTCTGGGCGAAGAACTTCCTGGCTCCTCGTAGCCACTGGCGCCCGTGGTCGGAGTGCTCCGCGACGGGATACCCCAGCGAGACGCCACCGTGGCTGGCGGTCTGGCTAATGATCATTGCAGACAACACCATCCACCTGATCATCAACGTGGCGGCTGTCCGCTACCTGTAGCCAGCAGCCCCCGCCCTTCTGGGCGGGGGCGTTGTGCTGTGCCCTGGCGGGGGCTGAGTCGCGATAACTCCCACGTATCAAGGCCCTTGAGCGGTACGCTAGTTCTAGTCACATACCGCCTCAAAGGAGGATGAACGTGGGGAGTGAGCTCGAACCGGTACACGTTGCCGAGATCGTCACCGACCTGCCCGCACCGCGCACCAACGACGAACACCTCTCAGGCGAGACCATCGCCGACCTCAACCGCTCCATCGCCGACAACACCGACCGTGCGTACAAGCGTTGGTGGAAGATGGCGCTCGCCTGGTGCGAGGTCGAGCAGCGCACCCCGCTTCCCATGACCAGCCAGACCGTCGCCGAATTCATCGGGCACCTGATGCGGTCCACCTCCGCCACAACCGGCCAGCCCTACTCGCCCAACAGCCTCGACCAAGCCCTCTCTGCGATCCGCACTGCCCACTTCCGTGCAGGCTTCGAGGGACAGCCAGGCACCCGTGCCGCACGAGAGCTCATCAAGGTCCACCGCCAGGACCGTGCCAAGGCCGGCTGGCGACCGCGCCGCGCGAAGGCTGTCACCCTCGACGTCTTGCGCCTACTCCTGGCGCAGTGCGATCGGAACTCGCTCAGCGGTCGCAGGGACGCTGCAATTCTCGTGCTCGGCTACGGGCTAATGGGCCGCCGGTCCGAACTCGCCGCCATCCAGCTCAGCCAGCTCACGGTCTCCGAGGACTGGGTCAGCGTCTTCATCCCCATGTCCAAGACCGACACCAATGCCAAAGGCGAGGACGTCGATGTTCCGCGAGCCCTCGCCCCGGACATCGACGCCGGTCGCATCGTGACCTCCTACGTCGAAGGGCTGGCGGAGTTCGGCATCACGAGCGGACCGCTACTCCGGGCCATCCACTCGCGGGGTGCAGTAGGCAAGGGTCTATCCGCTGCCGCTGTTGGAGAGATCGTTAAGAAGCTGGCCAAGGCTGCGAACCTGACGGATGCGGAGCGGACGACCGCACACGGACTTCGCGCGGGAGGCCCAACGGACGCTGCTGAGAGAGGCGTGCCGGTGCCGTTCATTGCAGAGCACGGAAGGTGGAGCAAGAACTCCACCCAGGTGCTCGCCTACGTTCGCCCAGCAGACAAGCGACGCAACAATCCCCTCCTGCCGCGAGACACCCGCGCCTAGCACGACAAGGCCCCACCCGCGCGGGTGGGGCCGAGGTCGTCGATGAGCTTACGGCGGACCGTCTCGAACAGGTCCGAGCCGGGCAGCGCGAGGGGCTGCCCGGCATGGGATGTGGGGAGTCTGGTCACGGGCGGGCACGCAGTTCATCGGGGTGATAGGAGGCGGGCAGGGCGTCAGGGTCGCCATCCAGGACTACCCCAAAGCAGCCGAATGCGTCGATCCCCCCAACGATGGTGCCTATGCTTCCCGCAGGCGCCGAGAAGGCGCCAGGCCATGCGGCGGGCGCATCTGTGATGGTTCCCACTCGCTGGCCGATGTAAAGATCGGGCACGATGCTTCCTTCCCTGGTCACGAGGCTTCTCCTAGGTCAATGAAGGCGAGTTGCTCGCCGCCTGACCACAGAGGCAGATCGGCGACGGGCCTGACGGGGGTGGCGATGCGGTTCGGCTTTGCGAGATCACGCGCGACCTTGTCCATGAGCTGCATCGCCTCGCAGAGACTGTCTGCGATTTCCCGGGCAATCTCTGCGGGATCGCGGAACTCCGCCATCGCCTGTTCTGGCACTTCACGGGTTGGCCAGACGGCGGGCTGAGCATCGGTCGGTCGGGTGGCGGGGATGGTGACGATGACGGTGTCGACGTTGGTGCCGGACGAGGCGAACGCCTTCTCGGGTACCGCTTCGACTGCACCGCCCCTCTGCTCCACGAGGGCCCGGAACTCGGCCGTGCCGCGGGAATCGTGAGTCACCGCGCACGACATGACTGCCACGAGCAGGCCGGTCGGCTTGAGGAACCGGAGTGCGTGTTGGACGTGGGCCATGTCGGCGCCCTTGGTGAAGGGCGGGTTCATCAGGACTCGGTCATAGAGTGGTTCCGGGGTGGCGGTGAGGAAGTCGGCGACTCGGATAGTGCGAGCGGTCCCGGCCTCGGTGAGTGCGGCTGCGTATCCAGGGTCGCGCTCGATACAGTCGACCACAGCACCGGCCGCAGCCGCTGCGGACGCGACTGCGCCCGAGCCGGCCGAAGGCTCCAGTACGTGCATGCCCGGCGCGACGGCGGCCAGCTCAACTAGACGCTTCACGACGGCCGCCGGGGTCGGGAAGTACTGGGCGTCCTGCCGCTTCTCCCTTAGCGTCACGACCTGCCCGGAGGCGAGGACGGGGGCTATCGCGCAGGCGGCGTCAGCGGGAAACAGGTGCGCCTCGGCCGACTTGGTCCAGTGCCCGCCCACGGCTTCGAGGACCTCGTTCACACGCTGGTACAGCGGCGGGTTCATGCGTGGGCCCGTGAGCACGAGGCGAGCTCCGTCGGTGTGGGCCTGGGCTAGGGCTTCGAGAACGTCAGCGGGAACCCTCACCATCACTCCTTAGTAGCTGGGCCACGGGGGCTGGAACGGGACCGGTGCGCTGACGGTGCTGCTGCCGTCCTGGTGGACCGTGATGGTGGTGACCTGAGGGCCACGCTCAACCCGGGCCCGGCGCTCCAGCTCCTTCGCCCACCCCTCGTCGCTGGCTCGCGTGGCCACGGCCGTGGCCACGGCCTTTTCCTCGACTGCCTCCGCCGCCGCGTCCCGCGCAGTACGCAGGGCCTCGCCAAGAACGGCCAGTCGGTCGGCAGCTTCCGGCATGACCTGGACCATGCGGGCATAGCGCGTTACGTGGAACCAGCCGGAGGCGAGGTCGTCGACAGTGGCGCCCTCGTCGGCCGCGTCCCGGTACCACTGATTGAGGCTGGAGCGCTCTCCAGCAAGGCCGGCCTTGCCGAGCGCAATCCGTGTGGCACGGACGAGCTTGGCCGCGGCTACTCGCCCTTCGGCGATCTGGTCTGTCCCCAGCCACTCGGCCGGGTCGGAGCTGACTCGTTCGCGAGCGAAGCAGCTGGTGCGCTCGGACTGCTCGGCTTTCGCCTGCCACTCTTCCCGGGTCGGCCAGCTGATCGGGCGAGGCATCTGAACTCCCTTGGTGGGTATCTCGACACCTTTAGCGTAGGGGGTAGCCCTTACATGTGCAACCCTACCCCTTACGCTTCATTCCATGACGACGCCCCCGGCGCCCTTCGAGGCCCTAAAGCATCTAGCGGACAACGAGGACCCTGGCGAGCGCGCCAAGGAGGTCGGGGCCGCACTCAACGCCGTTCCCGAGCTACAGAAGTGGCTGCGGCAGTTGCGGCAGGATGCCGTACTGGAGTTGCGGGCCGACGGCCTGAGTCACGCCGAAGTAGGCAAGGTGATCGGGACCAGTCGCGCCCGCGCACAGCAGATCGCCGAAGGTCGGACGACTGGTCGGCGGGCGGCCACCGAAGCGCCGGAAGAGGCGCCAAATCCTGGCGCTTAAGGGAAGAACGTTATGCGCTACTCGACCCGAAGCCTGGAGGGCATGATGCCGACTGCGCGCGAGAACCTCTACGAGATGGCCACGGTGGCGTTCAAGGAGACCGGAGTACCGCCAGCCGTGCATGCGGCCGTGACGCTGATGCTCGATCTGCATGAGCGGGACATTGCCGTGCGCTTGGCTCATCGGATCCGAACCCACAAGGGCGCCCTCAATGGCGCAGCGTGGCCGGAGGTCGCAGCAGCCTTGATCGACCCGTCCGAGCCTCTCTAACTGCCCGACGCCTGTCGGCGCCGCAGGCCACCGAAAGCCCCCACCCGGCAGGGGTGGGGGCTCTTCGCGTCTCCGAAAATCCCGCTGTCATATGCCTATCGTCACCCGGGCCTGCGGGTCTACGGTTCTGCCACCGGACCTGACTATCCCGGGCCGGCGCCCCTCCCGGCCTCCCCACGGGAGGGTCGTCGCGTGCTCAGAGTTCGCCCGGCTCCTCGTACTGGTCCGGACGGCCGGTCGGACACGCGTTCCGAGGTTCACCCTCGCGACATGTTCCGGCCGTGTCATGATGGGCGCCTCCCCGCCGATGCGGGGGTGTTCCATAAGACGCCCCGTGCGTCCTGGACGCAGTGATGATTCCCCGCCGATGCGGGGGTTCGGCCCCCACCCTCCGAAGTGGGGGCTCTTCTCGTTTCCGGGCCCCTGCCGCCATACGGCTACCGGTCAACCTGACAGTGCGCGCTGCCGCCACCGCTTGACGGTGCTCGGGCCAACGCCAATCCGCGCCGCTGCCGCCCGGTTCGACAGGTGTCGCGTCGAGTCGATCGCTGCTGCCATCGACTCGAACCCGGCCGCCTGCACTGCGGCTTCGAGGGCGGCGCTGCGAGCTTGTCGCGCGGCGGGGAGGGTGCGGCGGGCGCCAGCAGCTCGCGCTGCACGCACGGTAGGCAGGTCGTTGGTGCCAGCGCGGGCTTCGGCCGAGCGGCGGGACAGCTCTTGCTGCGGGAGCGCAGCGGCTCGCATCCGGCCCACCAGGTCCGGATCGTCGGCCATCGCGGCAGTCCGGGCCTGAGACAGGGCGGCGCGGGCATCCGTAGCCATCAGTGTGGTGGTGGCCGGAAGGCCGTGTTCGGCGCGGTACTCGACGGCTGTCATGTGGTGCGCGCGAGCCAGGTGCGGGCCGAGCGAGCGGAAGCGCCGTCCGCAGGACAGGCAGGTAACAAGACCATCGGCGTCAGCGCCTGCGCGGCGTCGGGAGCGCACTTCACCGGGGCGGGCGACGGCCCGCAGCGCCTCCAGCTCGTACAGCAAGGCTCGCCCCTTCACCCGGCAAGCCACCGGCTCGGGCCAGCGTCCTCGCTGCTGCTGCATGACCACTTTCAAGCTGCCTGGGGCGTAGCCGAGAAGCGGCTCCGCCTCCCGCCGGGTTACCAGCCAGGAGACGGAACTGGCGCGGGGGGAAGCGTTCACCGGCGGCCGTCGCGGATCTGGTAAATACGCTCCCGGGACAGCTTTGCGGCTTCGGCGATGGCTGTGATCGGAGCCTTCCTGCCGGCGACAGCCGTCCGGATGGCCGCGTAAAACTCAGCGTCGGCCTCGTCCTTGATCCGGTCTCGTTCGATGCGGGCCTCGCGAATCTCGTCCAGCATGGTGTGGCCGACGGTCGAGGTGGGCGCGTCCGTGGTGTCGCTGTTGAGCTGGTCGGCGATGATTTCCCACTGGTCGTCCAGCGGGTACCCCTCGTCGTCCGTGTCGAGCTCGGAGGCCAGCGCGCCGAGGTCGTCCTTGGTCACGGGCTCAAGGCTGTCACCGCGGTCGATGGCGGCGCTGGGGTTCGGGTCGTTCCACAGTGTGCGGATCTGCTCTGCCGTCACGATGCTCGACATGGGCGGGCCTTCCACTCGGCGCCACGTGTGTAGCGCGCTTGACACCCATCATGCGACAACGGAGGGCGACCGTCAAGCGCGCTACACATCAAGGTGTAGCGACCCATTGGAACGCCCGGGCCCCGCCCTCCCGGCTCCCCGCGAAAGCTGCCGCGCGCTCACGACTCGTCCGGCTCCTCGTACTCGTGCGGCCGGACTAGTCGCGAGGCTGCCGCATCGCCCGGTTGACCGAAGACTGGTTCAAGCCGATCAGCCGGGCCGCCTTCTCCTGCGAGCCGCGCAGGGCAACCAGCTCGCCAATCGCGTATCCACGCTCCTCGGCGGCACGCGCCAGAGCGGCCTGCGCTTCCCTCAAAGCCAGCTCGGTCTTGACCCAACGGTGGAACGCGGCGAGCTCCTCGTCGGTCTCGATGTCCTCGAATGCCAGGACGCTCACCCAGTCACTCGTGTCCCGGGCGGGCTCGTTGTAGCGCTTGAACGCCGCCGCCCTTGCGCGGGCGGACAGCTCCTCGTCTGCTTCCGCGATCTCGAGAATGTCCTCCGCAGCCAGGACGGATGAGGGGACTTCCAGCGTGATGGAGCCATGGGTCAGGGTTTCGAACCAGTTGGGCTCTTTGTCGTCGAAGTCACTGTCGCCCACAAGGATGGGGATAGCCAGCTTGGGGTTGGCGTCGTCGTAGCGGTAGGCGACGAGGGTGTACGTCTCGTCGCCATCCGTGTAGCGAGTGCCGATCGGCGAGCGGCTTGCGACGCTGCTGGTGTTGCACTTGATGGGGCGGGGTGTGAGGCTCATCGACTACTCCCTTTGCCGCTGCTGGTGCTACCACTATGCGCCCCCCGCATAACGATGTCAATGCGGGGGGCGCATACGGCTCAGTCCAGCACGCCGAGCCTCAGGCCGGCACGCCCGCCCCCCTATCCAGCGGGGGCGGGCTTCTTCGTATCCGGCCCGGCCAACCCGCTTCCCGGCCGAGGTCACGGCGCCGTCGCCGGGGCGCGGCACCGCCGGGATGCGCACACGCGCCAGCCGAGTGAACCTGGAGGAGATCCCGACCCCTCACACACCAGGGATGATCATGATCAAGAAGCTGCACGACATGGGCATGCGAAGCGAGCACGCGTACATGGCAGCATTCGCCTCGATCGGTCTCTCCATCGCCACATGGGTAACGTCCCTCAACGCCGAACCAGGCGCCGGCATCGCTCGCGCCGACCGGTGGGGAATCTTCATTGGCGAATGGGCCCCCACCTTCTTCGGGCTCGGCCTGGCTTTGTCCCACTACGAGCAGTCGGAAGGCACCCTCCTCGCCAGCGTCAGCGACATCCGCGACGAACGAGCGGCCATGTAAGTGCAACACCTACGTCAGTCCAGCACTCCGAGCCTGCTGTCCGGGCGGCAGTGCGGGCACGGCTGGACGCCCTCGACGAGCGCCCGCCGAACCTGATCCGCGGTTGCCGACTTGCACCGCTTCGACGCGTCCCAGCAGTCCCCGGAATGCACGCGCATGGGGAGCCGTCCGGCTCCGATGCTTCGCTCGATCAGCCAGTCCGGGGGCGGGGGCGAGGGCAGGCGGGTCGCCTCGACGGCCAGGTGCCGTTCCTCGGCGGCGATCCAATCCCGCGTCCGCTGCAGATCGTGCAGCTGGACCCGCTCCAGGAAGCGGAGCTGGGCAAGACGATCGGATCGGTCGGACATGTGTTCGAGTCTACGCCGATCGGCGCACGTCGTTGTCAGTGGCCACCTCTAGCATGGACAGGACAACATCAGCTCTAGCACGCGGGGATGCGGCTGGGCAGATGTGCTCTACCGCCCGTCGGCCCTTCGGGGACAGCGACCGACGGGCGCCCCCATGTCAGGCCTCAGGTGCCGGATGCCGGACGGCCTTCTTCACCGCAGCCTCGACCCTGTTCCGAGGCTCGCCGCTCTCCTGCGCGTACACGGTGACCGCGGCCTGCACCTCGGCTGCGCGCTCTCGCCACGCAGCCCACGCGTCGTCCGACGGGTCCTCGCGCACGGCGGCCCACGCCGCATCCGAGGCGCGCTGGAGTCTGATCAGGTCGTCGTTCAGTTCGATTGCCACGGGCGGATCCTAGGCGGCGGGTACGACAGTGGCCCGCAGCCACTCGCCAAGGAGCAGTTCGTACTCCTCCGAGCCCGCGCGGCCGGCCAGCACGAGGGCCCGGATCGCGTCGTTGATCTCCGCGATCGGGCGGGCTTCGCCAGCGGCGTCGGTAGTCGCCATCATGTCGCACAGAATATCGGGCTGCACCCACACGGCCGTAGTGTGAGCCCATGATTCGGACTGTCGTGCTGGACGTCGGCGAGACCATCACACGCGATGACCGCTACTGGGCCTCCTGGGCGGACTGGCTCGACATCCCGCGCCACACCGTCTCGGCTCTCGTCGGCGCCGTCGTCGTGGACGGCCGCGACAACGCAGACGCCCTGCGCCTCCTCCGCCCCGGCATCGACGTCGGCGCCGAGTACCGGGCCAGGGAAGCAGCGGGCCGCGGCGAGCAGCTGGATGAGTCCGACCTGTACGACGACGTCCGCCCCGCTCTCACCGCACTCCAGGCGATGGGCGTCCGCGTCATCGTCGCCGGCAACCAGAGCACCAAGGCCGGCGATCTGCTGCGCGCCCTCCAGCTCCCCGCTGACCTGGTGGTCACGTCCGCCGAGTGGGGCGTCGCCAAGCCGTCCCCGGACTTCTTCCACCAGGTCGTCGGTGCAGCCGATGCCCCCGCACACCAGACGCTGTACGTCGGCGACCACCCTCAGAACGATATTTTCCCCGCGGCCCAGGCCGGGCTTCTCACCGCGCATCTTCGCCGCGGCCCGTGGGGCTACTGGTGGGCCGACGACGAGACCGTCCAGCAGGTCGCCGACTACTCCATCGACTCGCTCCTCGACCTGCCCGGCCTGGTCAACCCGTCCCACGGAAAGGGCAGTCCGAGCTGACAGGCGCCGGTAGCGTGCGACCACCAGCCTGAACGGAGCATCCCGTGGTCGCGGACACCCCCAGCCAGATTGGGCAGCGCATCGCCGCCCGCCGCCGTGCGAGCCGCATGACGCAGGAGGGCCTCGCCGAGGCGGCGGGCATCTCTGTCGCCATGGTCCGCGCCATAGAGCGCGGCGCCCGCAACCCCAGCGACGGCACTCTCGAGGCGCTCGCCGAAGCTCTCGGTGTCGATGCATCGCGGCTCACCAGCGGCTACACGGGGACCGCCCTGCGCGTCCGAGCCGCCCTCCCAGGCATCTCCGCAGCCATCGCCGGCTACACGATCCCCCTCGACCCGCCGACGATGCCGCTCGCCCGGCTCGAGGCCCGGGTCGAGGAAGCCGTCGCCTGGCGCCTCGCGGCCCAGTACGGGCAGATCGCGGTCGGGATCCCCACCATCCTGCAAGCCGCCCTCCAGCACTTGCACGCCGCACGCGGCCCCGCGCGAGCGGACGCCGCACGACTCGTGGCCTCCGCCGCCCGCACCGCAGACGCCATCGCCTACAAACACGGCGCCCACGACCTGTCCGCCCGTCTCATCGACGTCATGCAATGGGCAGCGGACCAGGCCGGCGACCAAATCCTGCAGGCCTCCGTCGCCTACACCAGCGCCGAGACCTACCTAGCCGCCCGCGCGTACCGGCTGGGCCAGAGAGCTCTCGAGCTGGCCATCGACGCCAGCCCCACCCCCCGCCGAGAGGATGCTGCTGCCGCCCGCGCCGCCCTCCACATGCGGGCCGCCGTCGTCGCAGCCAGAGGAGAGGACGCCGCCGCGGCCACCACTCACCTGCAGGAGGCGCACGAGCTCGCCGACGACCTCGCCGAGGACATCTACATGGGGACAGCGGTCGGACCGTCATCCGTGAGGATCCACGAGGTCGCGGTCGCGGTCAGCCTCGGACGGGAGCACGTCGCGGACGCCCTCGCCGTCGCCAAGGCCTGGAAGCCAGGCAACGAGATCCCCGCCGAACGCAGGAGCGGCTTCTACATCGAACTGGGGCGCGCTCAGCTCTGGTCGGGCCGGCCGGACGACGCCTTCGAGTCCCTCAAGGTCGCCCGCCGTCTGGCCCCGCAGGCCGTCCGCGAGCATCCATGGGTGCGCGAGGACGTCGAGACGATCCGCCGGCTCAAGTGGGCCGACGCTGAGTCTCTGACCAGCTACGCCGCATGGATCGGGGCGCTTTGAAAAGTGCTACACGATGTAGCACTTACGCCCCTTCCCGGCGTTCATGATCTGCCTGTGCCCTCAACGCAGCAGATCGGAGCGGCCATGCCAGACCCTGCCCTCGACGCCGTCAGCATCGCCCGCCTCCACGGTGAGGCGTGCTGGGATTGCGGCGCCGTCGCCACGACCCTGCACCCGGACGGGGTCGTCACGACTGCCGCCGGCCAGGAGTGGGAGATCCGGCGGTGCATCTCTCACCGGACCCTGAGCGAGCAGCAGGAGCGCGGCCAGGCCTGCGTTCATTGCGGGGTGATCCTCGACAATCGGCGTGCCATCGATCTCGGTGCGCGCACGTCCGAACGGGGCGGTGTGGCTGTTAGCTGGTTCCCGCGGGCCTGCCCGCCGCACGGCGCGCTCCCGTAG